CCCGATAGGTTTGCCTTCGATAGGTTTGCCTCCGCCTTAATGGCCTCCAATACTGTTTCTTTGATGGTGTTGTTTTCACTTTCAAATTCAAATAGAATTTTACCCGTGAATCTGTTTTTGATGTCAATATTGATTTTCATACGATACGTTTTTTAGTTAATACATTGGTGTTTTACAAGTGAGGGGGTTAAACTTTCTTAGTCTTATATTTTACGTAGGCGTTGCCCATGATTACCTGTTCAAAGTCGTGAATGTGCTTTACCGGTATACGCTTTGTTGTGGTCGGATCTTTCTTCTTTCTTCCGCTGCCTTCTCGCTTGCCTCCTCGTTTATCTTTTTTCATTTTTCAGTTATTTAGATACAGCTTTCTAACTACAACCATTCTTAATTTTTGTTTGTATGTTAGATTACTCTGTGAGTTTAAGAACTCCGTACCTTTAACCAAGTTGCATATATCTAAAAATGTTTTCATATAATTTAAAAGGTTTTGTCTGATTTGTTTCGGTAAATAACATGTCTGCCATGATAATCAAAATGCGTTCGTGAAAATCCCGGACCTACTGATCTTCCTTGATTACCTCCTGAATCAAGTCCTTTACTCCAAATTATATCTATGATCGTTCCAAGTGAAAGGCCTAAAGATATTTTGTTTTTAATCTGAAGCATTTTAGAATGAAACTTTTCCTCGGATAAAATTTCAACACCAACCATTTTACACCACGCTATCATTTGTCGCTCACACATTCTGATTTGGTCCATGGAAAATCCAGTGTCTTCTATGATCTTATCGTAAACAGTCTGATTCATATCCCGACTAACTTTGAAAACTGTTCTTCCAATCGCTCTTTGTTTTCAATCTTGCGGTGAAGAACTTCTATTTGTGATTCGTTCAGGTCACCGACTGCCAGCAACTTGTTAATGAACAAATCCAATTCCATTATCATTTGGTTCAAATGCTGGATTTTCTTCTGATTTTTCATATCCTGTTCCTTTTAAATCTTCCGAAAGATACAATAATCATTTTGATTAACGCAACGGTTTTCTAATTATTTTAAATCTTTTTTCTCAATCACGTTCAAAGAATCGTTTCCTGCTTTAAATGAAGGATTAGCGTCCTGACTTTTTCTCCACTTGATTGACTTTCCGACCCATAAAGCGTACCTAGTTTCCTCTTCGTCCAGTTCGGTAGACTCAATTTCAGCGATCCTTTTTGCTATTTCTGGATATTTTGTGTCCAAATTATCAGCGGGATTGATCTTATAAATTGTTATTTCTGTTTTCATGAGCTTAGTTTTTTACATCCACAATCGCAGGCCCAAAGAAGGGGAATGCCTCGAATCTTTTTGAAGCTGTGTATGTGAGGTATGTTAGAGGATGGGGTCATTACTTTGGTTTAAAATGTGTCTGCTCCATTGTTCTGCCATTGCGCGGGCTATGCCTGGGAAGGTTTTACTTCTTACTTTAGCACGCTCTGCGTGGTCTGGGATTGAATCAAGTAGGCTTTCTGACCAATGTACATTACGATTGCGTTTACCTTCCCGTATTCTTATAGGCTCTGGTTTTTTGTTTCCAGGGTCACCATTTAGTCGGTTTAAACCACGCAACCAAAGGCATGTCGCTTTCTGTACATTATCACCAAAGTAATAAGGATGCACTATTTGAGTTGGTTTTTTCCATGAGTTCATAAACCCAACCGGATTTTCAATCGCCACAAATTGTGTCGGTGAGTAGTATAATTTCTTAAAGAACTCCTTTGCCTGTTCACTTTTTACCCTTCTATCAATTGCCTTTTGCCCATACTTTTCAACGTTAAAATGAGCATTACCAACTTTAGAAATATACGTGCATGGCGGGAATCCTATAATCAAATCCCAGCATTCGGAATACGCAACCTCTAAAACATCGTGCATAATATGCCAATCAGGACGGCCACCGGAACAGTATTGCAGGTCACACGAATACGCTTCATGCCCTAGTTTGCGGAACTCTTTGCAAACCGTCTGGCTTTCCTCGCATCCAATTAAAACTCTTAACCGCCTCATAAACTCTGATCAGCTTTCGTGAGGTTATAAACTTTTGACATCTTATCCAGGCTATCCCTGAAGTACTGCTTACCTTTTTCGGTCATTGAGCTCATCTTGTTATTGTTTGTGTGTTTTCAAAATAAAATATTACTGGCTTGTTAGTTTCTTCAATGAGTCCGTAACGCTTTGCAATTTTGTACTGAACCGAATATTCGTTTAGTGAATTAATGAACTTAAAAATACGCTCCCTGAATGCCTCCAACGTGTCACCATGTTTATTTATGTTACATGACGCACATGCCGGATTCATATTCTGTATCGTCTCGAGCTCTGGATGCATGGAACCTGCTGCGTACCAATTTTTTTTACCGTTAGCCCCTACAGATAATAATTTCAGTCTTCTTATCGGTTCAATATGATCCACATGCCAACCTTTCACAAGATCACAACCGCAATAAGCACACTTACCTCCATACTTCATCCTGATTGATTCCCGGTCGGATTTGTTCATACTTGTGTGTTTTAATAGGTCAGGAGTTAGCCTTTAATCTTTCAATCTTTTCATTAACAGCATCGGCAACGAATTGACCTACTTCATCTTGAAACTGTTCAGCGGCTTTATAATCGATTCCTTTACCATCCTTTGTTTGAATTACGAAATCTTTTATGTGTTGAATATGTCCCCAGCCTCGAATTTCACCAAGCATTAAAATTCCGTTGTTTGATACGCTGTTAATCCAAAGGTATGCTCCGTCTGGATCGTAGGTTACTTTCCCATCAATGTAGTCTGTTATTTTCATACTCGTTGTTTAAGTTCTTTTAAAAATTACGATTCAAATATTCTTTAGCTGAATTGATGGAGGCTTCTTTCATTTCGTTGAGTTGTGAATCTCTAAAAAAATCTGTTTTTAAGTCGTGTCTTTCATCCTTCTGACCTTTGACCACATGGTATATTGATGCTGTCCACGGATCTCCATGCCTCCATCGTAGGTATAAATAAAATGACATTGCCTTAAATCTGATATTCAAATAGCATTGACTTGGACACCAAATGAGATCATCATCCCATTCTCCCAATATTTCAAAATCTGCTTTACCCTTCATACTTTTAAGTTCTTTTAATGCCTTGGCTAAAATCTCGTGTTCTTTTTCTTTTTAATTGGCAGCTTGTCAAATCCAATTGATTCAACTTTTACCAGTTCATGATTTTCCTTTCGATGACAAATCAACATTCGAACAGCGGTGCCAGTATATTTTTTTAATACTTTGGCGAACATTTCGAAAGCTTCTTTTGGCATGTAATATTTTAAATCCATTTTAACATGAGTCATACCGTTGAACGTGTGACATTCGATATAATGTAATTCTCTATAGTTTTGGTCGCTCATTTTTAGAATGGAATGGTTTCGTCTTCAGGTTCGTGTTTTGGTAAGCTTGCCATTACGTTTAACGGATCGCTGAATCTGTGAATATCCGAATGGTATCTAAATTCAATCTCTCCGCGCTTGCCTGATCCTTCAGGTTTGTACTTTTGAACCCTGATCATCAATGCACTTTTGTGAAAGAATCTATCCTTACCAATCTTCACTTCATTGTAGCCATCCAAAACAAAATGTCTATAGAACGCTAACATCATGAACCCTTTACGATACCACACCTGACCACTGGCAACATCATGCGCGGTAGGGAAAGGATAGATTGCCGTTCCATATTCATCGTATCCTATAGGCTTTAAATCCCTTGTGTGTGTAATAATACAAATATGCCTTTGGTGCTTTCGTGCGTTTACCCGAACGGCCTTCAATTCGATATTCAAAGTTCTGTCATCCCTTGCGTTCTCATCGTGTAGCAATTCATTCCACGGATCAATTGTGATAGTATCAAACTTAACTTTGTATTTGTTTTCGAGTACGTCAATGTAATTTAAGAAATCTTTTACAGATAATTCAGTATCGGTTTCGTCTGTTGAAATAATTACGAAGTGATCAGCTACAAACTTCTTTGCCTCCTCTTTTTGTTCTTTACTCATCTGGTTTCGGTAGGTGGTAGTCATATCACCTTGTGCGAAAATCTGCATGATCGTTGAGTATATTTCTGAAGCGTCACCGGTTTCGGGTGAGTAAATCAAATGCCTGTGGCCGTAAGCGATTGATAAATTTACCAGAACATTAAACCACCAAATTGTTTTACCTGTTGACGGAGCGCCATAAATGTAGGTGGTGTAACCCGGGCGGATTGAATAATAAATATCGAAATGTTTCCAGCCTGTTGGATAGCCCCGCGTTAATCCGTTTTCGTAAATGTCATCAATCTTATCAGAAACATCTTCCAACAGGTAGTCAATCTTACCTATCTTCGATTCGACTTCCATTTCAACGACTTGCTCACTTGTCAGCGGTTCTAGCTTACCGTGTTCAAGTCCACGCCTAAACGTGTTAAAGTTTACCGTTGAATCATGCGCGTCCTTTCGCTCAATAGCTCGCTGGCAAATATCCAGCACATCCGATTCGTTGAGTTCCCCGGATGCCACATACCCGCCCATTAGCCTGCCAGCCTTCAAAATTGTGTTGTTCCGGTTTCCGACTTCAGCGTTGTCAATCATCGCAACTCCGACCGATAGTTTTTTAAAGTCCGTCCTGACCGTGTGGATAACTTGTGAATTTGTGGATAACTTAGGTTGTTCAATTTTTTCTTCCCAAAGTTCTGATCCGTAATTCACATAGATTTCGGGGTCATGACTAACAAAACAGAACCTCGAAATATCCTTTCCTGAAGGGTCGGCCTGTGGGTATTTTTTTTGAAGAGCAAAGAAGTAGGTTTTAAATTCCTTGTCGTCTTTTACTTCAGGTATCCTAATAACCATTTTAAGGCCGTTCCCGCGAGGGCTAACAAAAAGCATGTAAACATACGGGTCGGCCATAAAAGTAGTTCTGGCATCATCTAATGAATCGTCAAGGCCGTCAAAATCCAAGATTATCAAACCGGTTGATTTTAAAAGCTTCTTTGCCTGCCTTTCTTGGAATAATCCGCAAAACGTAATACCTGGCAAAGTCTTTTTTAAATCGTTAGCCGCATCCTGATTCGATTGGTTTAGCTCCCTTATCTTTGAAATTGTTTCTGCAAATGCCCCACCGGCACGAATCTTTTCCTCAACGTAGTCGATTCCTACCTCACGCCCTGCGCTTTTAAAATTTTCGAATATGGATACCTTCATAAATGAGCAGGTAAAGACTGTGAACGCCCTAAATGATTCCCATTAAACGATTCCTTTGATACTATCTCATCGTCCCATGTCTTGTTTTTAAGATATCGTTCTGGGTCTTTTCTGAATTCCTTTTCGCGTTGTGTATACTCGTCCAGATGCAGCATGATTTTCTCACGGTCTGATTGTTTTACCTTATGCCATTGTTTCTCAGTGGGGGGTTTTCCTACCTTTTTATCGTACTTGTTCCAGAAATCTAAAAAAGAAGGAGAATCAATTATATTTACTTCCTCTTCTACTTTCCCTTTCTCTTCTACTTGTAGGCTAGGGGTACTAACACCCCCTATCGAAGGGGCTTCATCACCCCCTTGGCAAGGGGTAAGGATTATACCTGTCTTATCTTCATACCCTTTTACCTGGCTATCAATGCTGTTTGTTTGGCTTATGTATGCAAAAAGAGCCATTCCGGTTAAATCTTTTGGTTTAATTCCTAAAAATTGCCTGTCCAATAATGCATCTATAAACTTAATTTTATCCTTGTCGGGAAGCTCATTATAAACATCATAGTACGATCTAAAAAAATTAAAACCCCTCCTTTTAGTTAACTTCATTTGTCGAAGTGATTTAAATGGTTTTGGATTGTTACTACAAGACCTCTTTTGATGTTGGTTTTAGAAAGCCAATAAAGGTATGCAAGCTCATCATCTGACTTCATCGTTGAAATATCACGGCCTTTGTACTTACCAAAGTATAGGAAAGTTTTATAAGATTGAGGAAGAAATTTAATGTACTTGTTACACTTGTTGCAGACAGCTTTTTTGTGTGGCCCTGACTCCTCTATTCGGTAGTCGTTGGTTGAGTCACATCGAAGGCATTTAATATCTTCCATCTATAAAAAAATAATACCCAGCTCGTGGAAGGGAGACTGGGTAGGTTATTGTTCAGAACCTTACCCTTCACTGCCGCTTCCACACAACAATGAAGGATATTTATTTATTTCAAATTTACTACATTAATCTTTCACTCAAAACAATTGAGGGGAAAGTTTTTCATAATGCAAACTATATGAATGATAATTGTTCCTTAGAAGCTACTACATTGTTACAATTTTTAACCGCAACATCGAAGTAACTATCCTTTAATTCGCATCCTATCGCCTTCCTACCGTCTTTAATTGCCTGATAGGCTTCTGATCCTATACCTAAAAAAGGAGTGAATACAACCTCCCCACGATTAGTATAAAGGTTTACTAGTCTATGAATAACCTCAAGCTGAAGCGGTGCAATGTGCTTTTCATCACCTTGAGCTGTTCCTTCGTGACCGTTCAAAACATCAGTCCTACGAATATCCATCCAAACTGGACTTGCCCACTTTTGCCATGTATCCAAAGGAAAGTTTTGCTTTGTCAAGTTTGTAACCGGCTCCCAATTTTCCTGATTACCTTCCCACTTTCTAAAGATCGTAACATATTCAGCCATCCCTATTCCGGTAAATGTTGAATCGCTTGTAACTGTTTTATAAAGTAATCTTTGGGTTTTAGTCCTTTGCATCTCGAGTACAGGATCTGTCCAGATAGTAATCTTAGAATGTAGTTTGAAATTTTCTGCCTGTACTGCTTTTGTGTGATCGTTTGTAAAGTCATACATTCCAGTGTACCCCGAACTATTTTTATAAACTCCCAAGTCTTTAGTATGGCAACACATTAAACGACCTGGTTTAAGTATCCTATAAAGGTCTTTCAAAAGATAAGCATACTGTTTAAAAAACTCTCCGTGGTTTTCATTGTTCCCCATGTCGTGAATGTAATTCGAGTAAGTGAACAACGAACTAAAAGGAGGGGAGAAAACAATTAGATCAACACTATTGTCAGGGATGCGTTTAATCTCTTTGCAGGTGTCCCCTTTCATTAGAAGGTAATTGTCTGACTTTACTTCTTTGTAATCGTAGTCAGTCAGTAAACCGTACTGCTTTGAATTTATATTACGGTTCATCTCTTCTTGCATTTCCAAAAAGTTCCTTTCCTTTTTTTTGATTGAGTTTATTACGTTTTGCATAGTGTCTGTGGTTATCATGTAAATGTTTACTGCCTGTTTTTGTCCGAACCTGTAAGAACGTCTAATTGATTGATACAATCCCTCAAAAGAAAAATCTAATGAAGCAAATATCTGATTATGACAATTCTGATAATTAAGACCAAATTGAGCTATCTTAGATTTAGTAATCAAAACCCTGAATTCATTATTTGCAAATCCTAAAAGGTTCTTTTCTTTTAAAGTGGTATTGTCATTTCCACGGACCTCAACCGAATCAGGAATTAACTTTTTCAAATAGTCAGCCTCCTCGTTTTGCTTTACCCAAATGATAAAGTTATCAGTCGAACTTTTTACGATATCTACTACTTGAGATAATCTTTCCAGCTTTGTTAAGCGTAATTCACTATTGAAGTTTGTTGCGTTAATTGAAGCGTCATTAAATAACTTTCCGTTTTCACGTTGCTTTGTCTGGATTCGTTTTTCAATGTAATTAAGTGGAGGCAAAACGAATTTACTTCCATCAAAACCCAAGTCGGCAGGATTTGAAAGCATACAAGCCCATGACGAAATCCATGCATAAAAATCTACTTTTGCATGTGCCTTGAGTCGGTAGTTATTCATCCCTTCATCACGAACAAACCACTTAGAACGCATATCTTGAGCGTCTAATATGTTTAAAAACTCTGAATGGTTACCGATCTCATTCAAGTCATTAGGCGAAGGAGTAGCGGTACATGGAAGTTTATAAGGAGTTTGTTTAAACTTATCCAAAATCAAGTTCTTATAAACACCTGTAAAGTTTTTTAGTATTGAACTTTCGTCTAAAACAACTCCGATGAATTTATCTATTTCTTCATCGGTAATGTTTTCGAGTTGTTCATAGTTAGTAATGTAAATACCTAGTTCGGTAAAGTCTTTCTTAAAACGCTTAACCTGAATACCAAACTTTAAACCCTCGTTAATAGTTTGCGCACTTACCGCAAGAGGGCAAAGAATCAATACAGATCTATTTGTATGTTTAATAACAGCATCAGCCCACGCTAATTGCATGATTGTTTTACCCGTTCCACATTCACAAAATAATGCGTAACGCCCCGCCTTTAAAGCACGTTTAACAATGTACTTCTGAAAGTCAAAAAGGTTTTCATTCAGGTCATTTTCATCAACATCGAAACCACTCAAAGTATAATTACGATGTTTGGTTTTTAAAAAGTCTTCATATTCCATAAAAAGTAAAAAGCCCCGTAAACGTTCAGAGCGGTAAGACTCCAATTGTAAACTAAGGGCATGACAATGTTTTAAATCCATTCTTACCAATGGGTGCCATTCGGCTTGTCAAATATACAAATTAGTCGGGTCTGAATTGTTGCTATTTGCTTTAAATACGAATCTATTTATTTAGCAAGTTCAGGGCGTCCGACTAATTAGTTTCCAATTTTTTCTTTTGATCCCAAAGAACTTTCCTTTCTCTGATAGCAAGTTTATTTTTCTCCCTGTATTCCCTTTGTGAGCATTTAGGGCTGCATGTGGTATTGTTCTTTCGTTTTGATTGGAATACCTTGCCACATGAACAAGTCATTGTAACAGGCTTTTTAGGTACAAAGACCTTTGCCCTATACACCGCTCGTTTATCAGCTAGTAAATACCTGTTTCTTCTATGGTAAACACGCTGGCAGCACGTATGGGAACAGTAGATATTTGAACTACGTGTTTCCTGAAATTTAGTATTGCATTCGTGGCAAATCATTTAACAAGCTTTAAACCAGTGTTCATCTCGATAATCTCTTTCCTCATGTCCACTTTACAAACTTGCTTCACGCTTACACCTAGCTTTTGAGCGATCTCATGAAGCGTATGGTATTGAGGGTGATTGAACTGATAGTTGATGTGCTTCTTCATACTTTCTCAATGTTTCCGGTGAGGGGTTAAAGATGATCCTCTTCAATTTCTAACCACGTTTTACCGTCAGTTGTATAGGTGTGATTAATCCGATTAACTACTGTCATTCCTTGAACATACAGATTATCAACATCAAACCAATTCGTGTAAAATACTTTCCCTTCGAAAAAAACTAGGTACGTCATCTTTGTTTCTGTTTACTTTTGTGGTTGGGAAAAAACGCCTTTACTCTGAAAGGCTAAGTCACTTCTCTGTTCCTACGAGTCGGTTGTCGCACTGACCTGATCCCCGTCAGCGGTTTTATCTTCAATGTTTATCTCTAAAAATAAGTTACTGTAGCGCATTGCTTTCTGATATGGAATGCCTTTCCGCCATCTTCATAGAATCCTATGTATACATCGAATGGGTCACCGGTATCCATAATCTGACCTTCCGTTATTAGCGATATTTTTCGTTTACCTATAACCTGACCAACCCACCAAGGCACCGGCTGCATTGAAAAAGCTTCCGAAACTGATTGTATCCTTTCTGTCATAACCTATTCTTTTGTATCGATCTCGTAAACGATTTGACTATTAATAGAGCGCTCGTTTTCCTTTGCACGTTTCTTCACTTTATTATAGGCAGATTGCTTTATTCTTAAAAGTAGCTGTTTTTCGTCTTTCTTTGCCATAGTATCTAAATTATATTTCAAAGGTATCAAAAAAATATTACAATCCTAATTTGGATATTAAAATAATATCATGTTACTTTCGGAAGATTTAAACAGAAAAACAAATGAAAACTACTACCACAACCTTCGCAACTATTTTAGAAGATCAATTAACAGCTAACGGGTATACAATGGCTGAATTTGCCGCTGGGTACAAAAAGAATAATTCGCCATCATGGAAGCGTGGGTATGCCGCTGCTCATGGTGTCAATTATGGGTCTTATATCGAATCTCAAATTGTAAAATAATGAAACATGAGATACCACAGGCGAAATTATTCAAAAGGCCCATCATGGGATAGTCCAGATGGACGTAGCGAAGACGAAGTAATACCCGATTCAATGTTAGAAGATGACGACAGCGACAGGGATGAGCCAGAACCAGACGAAGAAGAGTAACCCATAAACAGTAAACCAATGATACACAGAATCAGCATTGCCAACGAAACTATGCCCGCCTTTAAAGAGTCTTTGCAGGCGAACAAAACTGACTTTGAAGAAATTTCAAACTTAGATGGTAGAACGGAGTTTATTTTAAATTTAAAGTTCACCAATGAGCTATTTTACCTTGGAGTTTCTTATGGTGTCAACTGCCTTAGTAACTCTGTAGCGAATACAGTTTCACCGGAATTGTCTAATTAACGAGTTATAACCCCTATTAATAATGGAGACAAGTACACAAACTAAAACAAACTAATATGCCAATCATTGCAGAAAACAAAGGAGGTAATTTTACACTCATCCCAGCCGGTAACCATGTTTCAAGGTGTTACGGCATGGTTGAAATTGGAACGATCAAAGAAGAAACTGGTATCTATGCTGGCAAAGAATCGCATAAGGTTCGTATATCTTTTGAGACTCCGCTTGAATGTCACGACTTTGGGAAGGGCTTTCAACCTTTCGCCATCCATAAGGAATTTACTTTATCGATGCATGAAAAAGCTACCCTTAGAAAATTCTTAGAATCATGGCGCGGTAAGGCTTTCACAGAAGAAGAAGCAAAGTCGTTTGATATTACAAAGCTATTGAATAAGCCATGTATGTTAAATGTCATCCATAAAAAAAGCGGCTCAGGGAACGACTATGCTGACATTAGCAGTGTTGGGACTTTGCCAAAGGGATTCGTATGCCCTGATCAAGTTAACGACACTGTAATGCTTTCCTTTGACAATTGGAACCAAAATGTATTTGACTCAATGCCTGACTTTGTAAAGGACAAAATAAAGAAGTCAAAACAATATGCTTCTTTGACCCAACCAGGTCATACCGAAACAACTCAGGAACCTATCGATGCATCGGATCTCCCTTTTTGATATGGACATGCAAATGACACCAATCGGGGCGGCTAGGCTGCTCCCGATTTCACAAGTTCAGGTGGATGTTTTTTCGGATGGCGTTATTGAATCGGTGCAACAGGGTGAGGCAAATCCGTTAGAAGTACTTTTACTATTGAAGGCATTTGAGAAAGCAAGTAAAAGAATTCTTGAAGAGATACGGCCAAACTTTGTAAACGAATCTGCAAAATATCCAGAAAAAACTTTTATCTTCAATGGCTCTTCCATGAGTAAAACGGAAGCTGGCACTACTTACGATTTTGATGTGTGCAACGATCCGATTTACAATGATCGATTCAAGATTATGGAAGAGGCAAAAAAACAACTTGAAGAGCGTAAGGAGTTTTTAAAATCACTTAAAGAACCTTTAAATGTTGTTATTGATGACACCGGGGAACTGGTAAAAATAATACCGCCATTAAAAAAATCAACGTCAACCTTAAGCGTATCAATCAAATGAGAGCACTAACATTATGACTGGATTATTGATACCGGTAATCATCGAAACGATAAGATCGTTAAAAGATGGAAGTATTTCAGTTAACATCGGAACTCAAGAACTTTCCCCAGGCAAGGCCGCTGAATTATTCGCGCTCCGAAATATGGTTTGCTTCGCTTACTTTTCAGCAAAGCAAATCGAAAGCAACGAAAAGAGTATTATTGACTCAATGGATGTTGAACTAAAAGGTAAGACACCAGGACAACGTTTACGAGCGGTAATGTATCTCAAGTGGAAAAATGATAATGAAGGGTACAAAGATGCACAGAGCTTTTACGCGGCTAAGATGGAGGCCATCATTGAACACTATAAGGCAGATTTGCCGTAAAGAAATCCCCGAAGGCGTTGGGGCGTGATTAAGTCAAGTATCGGGTAGGCTTAGTATCCTGCCCGATTATTTTAAAAACTAAAAAAAATAATTATGAGTGAAGAAAAAAGGAAAGTATCTACTGATGCTTTAGAGACACTAGGAACAATAATAACAGACGGTGGTCGTGATGCTATTCACTTAGCTGTTGAGCCTGTTATTGCGGGGGAAGAGTTAATACCGGGGGCAAACATTGGGTTAAAGAATGGATACGCATACTCAACTACGGACAAAGCTTTAAATCATGTAGATAAGCACCTTGGCATAGTTGATCCGTTTTTGAAAGAGTCAGTAAAGCCCGGAGAAAAGTTTTGGCTTATAGTTTACCCTCGACAAATCACTTCCTTGCGCCATGTTTGGAGTCATCCAGATTTTGAAGAATCAATTCCGTTAGACTTCAGTAAAGAAGCTTCTAAAAAATGGATGATGGAATGGGCAAAAGAACACATGTCTAATGATTACTATGGATATAATGAAAAGATTTATGATGAACAGGCTTTTGCAAATGCTATTATTGCCGGACGAGAACACCATTTAGGACGATATGAAAGTGCAGGAGAACACATTGATAACACCTGGTGGAACCATTGGGAAAACATTACTGGTGAGAGGGGGGATAGAGATGACTACTTTTCTTGTTCATGTTAAATAGTTAACCATGAAGACCACAACAGAAAGCCAAAAGACTAAATAATATGCAAACAATCTCAACACCAACAAGTCAAACGATCTCTGTAAATCCAGAAAAGACGGAAGTACAAAAGCTTATGGATGCACTATTATTAGGAATTAAGGTTGACCGCGTTTATGCTTGGAAGCATCTGAGAATTGCTGATCTTCGAAGTAGAATTTCAGACTTGCAACGGGATTATAATTTAACTTTGGATATGGAAACAGTGCCCGGTAAACGCTATCGGAGGTACTTTTTTAAATCACTTGTATGAATAGCACAAAGGAGTACAACCGCTTTATAGAGCACTTTAGAAGGGTTCGGATGTTCAAGTACAAAGTCCTTTTCGTTTTGATTACCGGATCAATATTAGGCTGGTTGATTGCTTTATTTATCTTCGCTGGATGCGTTAAGCTTTTGAATGAACTAATGAAATAAAAGGACGCGGAGGGCATTTAGTGCATTGGGTTTCCTATTTCGGAAGGGGACAAAAGTTTTAAAAAGTAAACGCTAGATCAACCCTCCACCCTTTTTTACTTTAACACTTTAAAAAAAACAAACATGAAAAAACTAATTATTGCAGCATTACTTTTTATTTCAATCTCATCTTTCGCACAAGAGAACCCTGTTTACAGAAAATTCGTGCCCATCGAAACGAAAGACATGGACAACTTTTTTATGGCATTAGAAAACTGGAAACGTCTGGTTATATACGATCCTAAATCAACGCCTGAAAGCAAGATAAAAACATCTCAAGATTTAGACGCCTACATTTTGGATCTTGCCTATAGAATAAAACTAGACAGTGTAAGAATCGACAGCGCGAAAGTGATTGCAAAACCTAAAAAGAAGTAACATCTAACTTCACTTTTAAATAGAACCAGAGATGAAATACTCAATTTTAATACCCACTTTTTATCTATTAGCAATATTATTAGGATGGCAAGCAATGCATGAACTTTATAAATTTGATGATTCAGAACCATTGATTGTAATATTTGCCATTTGTTGTTGCTTCGGTTCTTTATTTATGGCCAATGTTCTATCTGATAACAAGTTAAAATCTGATCAATCTATAAGTAAGCCCGACCCCGATACTGGGTTTTAATTGGTAATCTATTGAAACCACCGGACCTAATACGAACCGTTTCGCTGCCTTCTTTTGGTAACGGTTTCTTTGCTCCTCGAATATCAATCCTTTTTCATGCTCAAGTGCTGTTTTGCTTTGCTCTATGGAAAGTAAATTTGTGAAGCTCCTCCACATTTCCGCTTTCTGATTAACCAAAGTATTTATCAAAGTATCCTGCTCGAATCGGATAGAATCGCCTAAATCAACGAACCTATCCAATTCCGGAATAGAATCTATTAGTTTTTGAACCGGCTGCCTTGCCTTTTCCAGTTTCCAGTTAAGCACCTTTATTACGCGTTTGCTTTCGATTAGATCGAGGCTATCTTTCAAGGCCTTCTTATTCAACCGATCTTGTAAAACGTTGCCAGCCTTAAAAGAACTGTCTAGTTTTGCCTGAATCTGGATGAGTCGCTTATCTTCCTTCTTTTCGGTCTTGTTCTCCTTTACCTGATGGCTGCATTTTGAAATAAGTAAAGCTACCGCGATGATCACTATGATCAGGATTAGGAACCACTTGAAGTATTTTTTGATCGTTTCCATGAAAATTATTTTTGTTTAAAGTAGTTAACAATGTTTCTTGTTAACGCTTTTACTATGAATTATTTACTAAATATACACATGCGAAAAATCATGTCATAAAAAAAGGGCTACACGGGTTAGAAAACCGCTGCCCTAAATTAAGCGAAGAAATGAGGCGAATTATAGTGTATAAATACAAGACTGAGTACGGTAGAAACTTTTCAAATCTCGCTAAAGAATTTGGAGTTTGCAGGCAATCCATACGGAACCTAGTAAAAAAATATTGAAATTGGCTAGGAAATTGCTAATTTTGTTTTGCTAGTCTGAATCGAAATACATGACTAGAAAGAAAAAAGTTTAAACGCCCCTATCCTGCATTCGTCTGCAAGATTTTATACGGGGCGTTTTTATTTATCACTACGCAAATATGTATCCCGCCAGTGCAATTGCAAAGACCCCAAATCTTATTAAGAACCTATTTACCGGCTTCATATTGTGCCACCACTTCACCTTGTCGGTTTCGGCTGTCGTCCCTAAGAAGCTAAAGAAATCACGCCTACGGAGCATTATAATATTGATCAAGTAATCAAACAGAAGAAAGAATATCCCGAAAGAAAGTGCTACGGATCCCCAGTAAGAATGCCCATATAACCACGGACCTACCGCGCACACGATCATTAAACCGGCACGAATCCATACGTCCATCTTGTGATTAGTTTCTTTAAGATGGTCGTCTATAAGCTCGTAAATGAGCGGTATGAAAAGAAATGATACTGCTATTAGTTCTTTCATGGGTTAATTTCTTTTGTTAACTCAATCCTAACTTTAGAAACATCTGATTTTATAGTATCTATTTTAAAAGTTGATTCATCAAATGATGTGTAGTACTTATTTAGTGTGTATTTTTTAGATTCTGCTAAAGCTTTTTTGTAAAATGAATAGGCGGAATCGGAATTATGAAAAACTTTAGAGTGGTTTTCTTTTTCTGTTCTCCAGCATAATTGAGTGGTAGTGTAGTTCGATGATCCAACACGGCCAAAATCATCTTGTTTATACTGTTGAGGGCAAACAGTTTGAACGGTGTAAGTCAAGATCCAATAAACCACGTACTTTATCATTTCGTATTCCTTTGAGTCCAAAACAGAAAAGCGAATCCGGCAAATGTCGCAATACCTACCCACCATTCAAATGATATTGAAAAGGCAACGCTAAACCCAATGATAAAAAGTACTGCTAAAATTGGCATTATGCCAGTGCCGTAGTGCTTTTGGAAGTAGTTCATAAAGAAGGCTTTTTAATTATCTCAAGTTCGAAAGAATCGGGTAAATTCAAATACATCCATTCTAATTTTTTACTCGACTCCAAAGCCTCGTAATCGCTGTCTTTATCAATGTTTCCGAATCTTGTAAAAACCCCGATGCATCCGAGCAACCCCTCTACATTTGTAATCCTATGTACTAAAATGCCTTGACGTGGAGCGGTGTTCATTAATCTGAAATGTCCGTATTGCCTTGTAGGTTTTGGAGGTTGTTTTTTTACCAGATAAATCTTTTCAGGGATGCAGCTTGCTTTACTAGAATCGGGCGATCTTTGGTTTTCTCTCCATGGCAGTTCCATAGTTTTGGCTATCACCTCCTCGCCATCATACCAACTTCCCAAAGTTTGAGTAGGTAAGTATACCCTTTCAATTCTGTAGCGTTTCATAACGATTTCATTATAGCCAGTTTCACTGAGATTTTATCGGCCAGTTCATTTTGAAATTCATTCGATATTAATCGGTCGTGCCTTTCAATCTTAGCCCTGTTATTTTCAATTTGCTCTTTGGCAACTGCAAGCTCTGTTGAATGGTCATTTACAACCAAAACAATCTCGCTTAGTTTTTTCTGATTATCTCTAAACATTGCCCAAAGAACTATGCAAAGACTACTCATTACTAAACTTAATATTGATGTTAGAATAATTATGAATTGCGATTCTGTCATGGCGTAATTTACTTTTTAATCATGATTAAATGCCCATCTACTCGACAACTATCAACCCCGCAAAACTGTCCATCTAAATAAATACCAGGTATTTCTTCAGGTGGTTTTGTAACAAGACTAAGCAACCACTTGTAAATAGTTGTGCCTCCTAATTCAGCGCGATCGGTTAAACTAAAAGCAACATCCCACGTTTCTGAATTATGCCCGCCTCCGTTAATTATTGTCCATTTAGGTGTGCCTCCTATTGATATCATCCCGTTTATTGGGCGCTTGCCATCGCTTGCAGGTACACCAGTGTCAGCACTGCCATGTATGCCCCACGCCTTAATACCTCTTTGTTGGGTTATTTTTGCCCCGTTGTAGTCACCCTTTCCACTTACAGGAACGATTGCTTTCACCATTGCTAAACCTCCGCGATAGCTTGCGTCCCAGCTTCCATCAGCCCCCATTGATAACCCGGTTACAAAAACCTGTTCTGTTAAATAATTCTCATGTATGTAAGTAAGAAACTTTATAATGTCCGGGTTTTTAGGATCACCAACATACCCGCTTTTACTTGTTATCTGTTGAGGAACCAGTAACGTAAATCCTTCCAAGTAATTAAGTCCGGCCGATTTTAAAAGTTTCGGTGTCCCGTTGCGTTGTATCTTACTAAAATTTGGTGTATCTGACCTTTCACCACTTCCAGGTAAGAAGATAAGCACAGGGCATACCTTACAACTTGGGTCTGTGTATTCCCAAAACCACATCACACCTTTCGGCTGTATGAGCTTTTGAGCATTAACAAAGCATGGAATAAGTAGTAGTAGAAAGATTAGTTTTTTCATTATTTTATCTGATATTGATTTCATAAAATTTATAATGAGCCTCCGTTATACCAAGCCGTTAAAATCGTGGTTATATCAGCGTCACTCAATGCTGATTTAGCGTAAGCAGTTTTATAAATCTTGCCAGTGAATTTTTTGACATTGTTATTACTACCGATTGATTTCAAATCAAAACTAGCTGTGTTAACTCCCATGGAATAAGAAAGAGATGCGGTTGAGTTCAAGCACTTTGCGGTAACTAATCCAGCCGCATCTCTTCTGAAAGCCCAAACCTGTTTTCCTAGGTCTGCATTGTTTTTAGTGTAGTCAGATGCGTATGTACTATTTGCAAAAACTACATTTGGAATAATTCTACCTGACCAGTTTGTAAACTGTATTGATGCTGGATTAGCGCCAGCAATTATTTCACTATATGAGGTTATTGATGTCTGATCAGGATCAAAAGAAATAATAAATGTAAACTCACCTGTTGTAGAAAAGCTTTCATTTGGATAAGCTAGCGGGCCAGATGGAGCCGCAAAAAACATTACCGGATTTGTAATGTAGCTTCCCGTTACTGACTGCCTGGCTGTTTTAACTTGCTGGAAAGCTATATTCTTATTGCCTGTCAAATCGAATGCGTTAGAAACCTTCCCTGTCTCATCATTCAGATAATAATCAGGATTTGAAAAGTCTAAATAGGCTCTCCAGTTAGCTGTTATGTTTTCAGGTTTGAGATCCCATTGAGTAGGTTTTAAAGTTACCGTATCTGTTGTGGCAAGTAACGCGATAACGTTATCACTACCTTTCTTTATGTCAACATAATGAAATTGATTACCTACCGTTGAATTGCCCTTTATTAGATACGTTTTGAAAGTGTTATTTGCGAGATTGTACGTTACCATGGCAGACCCTTCCTTACCTTGATTTGCTCGAGATTGGGAGGCTGGTACGGCTGGATTGTTTTTTCTGTTCAATTTAATCCAGTATTCAAACTTAGGATTCATTGCGTAATCTACAGGGATTAAATACCCGTTTACTCGAAGCGTTCCAGAGTTAGGAATCTCGCTTCTGTTTATCGTCTTTACATCGCTAACCCAATCCAAACCGAACTGAGGTGATATCTTAAATTTACCTGTGAGTAGATCAGCTTTATCATGCCCAAAACTTCCATCTGTTGAATGGTGATATTCATAAGCCTGACCGTTACTTGCAAGCTTTGCGCTTAAAGCATCTGACAAATCATCGAATACAGTTAAATCTCCAGAATCATGGTAAAGATGGAATTTTGTATTAGTAGAATTACCTACGCCTGTGTGGTTATCTCTTGATGCATAGTATTCATCCGTCTCCCCTGCTATGTACCCAGGGCCTCCTTTACCTACTCCACCAACGGCACCTTGAATTTTACCGTAGTAAAATGAATTGTCAGTATACCATCCTGTGACGGTAGGATTTGGATCGCTTGCGTATGAACCCATTTTTGTAACACCATACCAAATGATTTGAGTAGATGTTAGTCCGGGGAATTTATTCGCAAGTCCTGCAGCCGAGCTGCCGCCTCCGCTTATGGCATATACACTGATTTTGGTTTTATCGATGTGCCCATCCCCTACAATGCTATTGATAAAGTATTGAATTGATTTATAAGCGTCATAAGTTTCTAAACCTCCAGCATCGCGTAAAGTTTCCATGGTGGCAATATCGTTAACTCCGTTTAATCCAGTATTTCTACCGCGCATCCCAATTGCTAAAACTGCTATACCTTGATTGTGTAAATAACGAATTGCGGCTGTGTCAAAATCTATTCCAGCTCCACTGTTCCATGCATGAATGAAAACTAATAGTGGTAGGTCTTTTCCTTGAGGAACGTCCCAAGTAATAAATAACGGGTATGCAAGATTTTCACCAGGGATATCAGTCATTGTAAAAGTTGTATTTCCGATAGTTGCATCGAAGTGACACGTGGGTAAAATTTGCGCCTCAGAACAGGCAACGAAAACGAGTGATAAGATTAATAGTTTAATTTTCATATAATAAATTTTGTTACCAAGTTATCCAATTTGCATCATCACTCATTAATCTCATGGGCGTCATGCTTGTAAGAGTTGCCGGAACAGCTCCGTCAACCGTTTGAGATGATGTCGTGGCAACCGTAATGACAGTAGCGGTTCCGGTGTTCTTAATTATATATTGTCTACCCTTGATTCCAACTGCTGTAGGTAATGTAATAGTAAAACTGTTAGCTGTACAGTTTACTAAATAGTCTGTTCCTGTAAGTGTGTAGTTGGCTGTTTTAGCGACATATCCAGCCGCAAAAGACCCAGTTACTTGCCATGTTGAATTAGGCGTAGCGCTTCCAACCCCACCCCTCGCGGCTTGGGATGTTGAAATAAAACTGTAGTTATTTCCTAATATTGAAGTCTCCGTAGGATCGTAAAGCAACCCATACACATCACCCCGCGCTGCTGTATACACTGGTTTATACCAAAATCCACGAACCGTTCCTGATGAAGATCCAGTCATGTTTATTGTACCGGATGCTGTAAGGTGATTGTAAGATGCTGACCCAGATGCTGGTGTGAAGCCACCAGACGGTAACCCTAAAGCTCCGTTTTCACCTGTCGTAGATGAAACTGGACCGGCCGGTGCATGGGTTAATGCATATCCTGTTGTTCCGAGATTGGTTATGAAATTAATATTACCAACACCTGTAGATGAGATTTGAGAGTTTGTGTTTTTTAAAATCAAGGTAGCCTGAGTTAATGATGCCCCGAATACATATTGGCCATTTGCTTGAATACCTAATATTTCCTGATCCGCTGCACCTGCCAATGAGTGATAAAATTTTATAATCCCTACTGGTGTAGCGGCTTGTGTTGGAAGCCCAAATATTCTCCATCTGCTTCGCTGCGAAGTTCCTAAAGTAGTTCCCCACACATATGAATCAAGCACAACCGAAGGAGAATTTTGAGGTGCCCCCAATGCTCCCGCTGTGCTATTTTCTAACCATACCCCCGCGCCATCTGTGATGCCTGTACCCATTGCATCAAATTTTAATTTAAGCGTATTAGTAGTGGTTCCGGTTATTGTATTTGCTCCTGTCATAGTGGTTCCACTTGCAGAAAGCCAGTAAGGCGAAGTGCCAGTAATTGCAGAAAGAAAATTAGTATAGGATGGGGTAGCTAGCCATGTCCCTACACCGGTTCCTAATCCTGTAATCGATCCTACAGCGGGTGTTATTGTAGTATTAGAAGCCGCTGTAATAAGTCCTTTTGCGTTGACTGTAAAACCTCCTACTTGAGTAGCTGATCCGAATGATCCTACGTTTGAGTTTACCGTGGCAAGCGTTAAAGCATTGGTATTATTAGCAGACCCATTGAAAGAGCTTCCGGCACTTGTGGCATCCCCTGTTACGGTTCCTATTGTGCGCGATGTTTGCAATACTGTAGCAGTTCCTGCGTTTCCTGTAACTGTAGTCTGATCACCTGTATTCGTTCCGCTTGAAGTCCCCGAATGCGTTCCTGAAATAGTACTAGTTCCAGTCACTGCCAATGTAGGTGTAGACGATCCTGAAAGAACAACACTGTTTACGCTTGTTGGAGTTATCGCCCCTAATGTTAAGCTTATGGCGGGTGTAGTGGTGGCTGTAGCAACTGATCCTGAAACACCATTAGCAGTTGTTACCGATACGCTTGTAACTGTTCCGCTTCCTGTGGATATTGTTTGCCATGTTGCGAACTGGCCATCTGATTGTAATATCTGGCCGTTAGACCCGTTGTTACCATTAGGTGCAATCTCTAAAGTCGTCTTTGTAAGCTCAACTTTAGAAGTTCCTGCTGTTCCGGAAATTAAAGCAGAAGTTAAAGGAGTTGTTAAAACCTTACCCTGCTCAGTACTTCCAAAATTTGTAGCTGTTATTTCAACTATATTCTGGCCTGATGTAGATACTTTTACCGTTGCGTCTCCGTATGTATTTGTTAGATCAGAACTTAGTAAAACTGCTTGGTCTGGTAATATGCCAACATTTGAAGCATTGTTTGCATTTCCTGTTTGAATATAGTTCTCATTTCCATTGATTGGATCAATTACCACATTACTAAAATTACCGGCTCCATCATCTAAACTAAATTGCCATTTTTTGCCAGTTGAATTTGTAATATTAATATCTGAAGTAATTGCCGGGCTTACTGTAATGACATCTTGCAAAGATTGTGAACCTCCTCCACCTGTTCCCCCTTCCATAACGAATTGAGTCCCATCGTAACGTAAACGGACCGTTCCTATAATGTCACCTGATACTACATCAACTAAAGAACCTGAAGACCATTTTTGAATATTCTTTGCTCCTAGGCCGTCAAAGTTTAAAGTACTAGATCCTGTGTTTACGTCTGAACTTGGTATTGTTATCGAAACAGCTTTACCGGTTAACCAAGTGTAGGAGAATGAACCAACGGGCGATACGCTATACGTGTCGGTTCCTGTGGTGGGTAACGCCTCACTGATAGCAGAGTTTATCCTGGCCGTAGTTGGGCTTGCGCTTGGATCGATTAAAGTCTGCCCGTAAGAAGCAATAGAGCAAATAGTGAGTAGTAATATTAATATCCTTTTCATTTTGTTGGTGTTGGTTTGTTCTCGTTGCCTGTGGATTTGTCAAATTCTTTCGCCTTGTATCCAGCCGCTTGCCTGAAATTCTTTTTAGCAACACTCATAAGCTGAAGTATTACATAACTTCCAGTGAATCCAACAAAAACGAATATTATTTTTATTTTACCAAGCAATCTCTCGTCTAGGCTTAATAACTCATCAACTAAATAAACCAACGCAAAGGATGCGAATACATCTGTAATTAATGCCCATTTGTCCTCCTTCAAATATTTCCATGTAGAGAACTCTAAATTTGTTCCGTCATGGTCTTTGTACATTGATCTTATTTTAAAAAGAACATGCATAATGTTGCCTATTAAACAAGCAACGAAGCATTTTAAATATAATTCTGTTGTCATAAATTTAAATTATAGTGTAGGTTATTGCCCATTGCGTTGGATCAGAAGTAGAGGCGTTTGCTTGTAGGGATTTCAAAAGTACACCGTCTGATATTGGGCTTCCTGTTCGGTCTAAAAGTGTTGCAGTAGGCCCATTTATTCCATAATATTCTTGTCCTGATTTTGAATTTGAGGGAAAAGCGTCTGTGCTCATATCCCAGTTTGAAATTGTGGGAACAAGAGCACTAATAACCTGTTGCAGGGTAAGTCTTTTACTTGCACCACCTTGAACAACGGCCATTATTTCAGTTCCGTCTGGAGTTGTACCTGTTGATAGTTGTGTAAATTTTTGTGACATTATGGACTCGTTAAAGGTTCACAAACTATAAATTCAACACTCAAGTTGATGACATATAAATTCCACGAGAACCGGTGCTTTTCATAGACAGTATTTCCTAACTCAGTTCGGTAGATGCTTTCATGATCATGATCAATATTTCCTGACGGGCTTGTAAAAACAAATTTATAACCTGGGATTACAAAACTTTCAGGAAGTGAATTTACTATGTTGTAAATTATATTCTCTCCTAGTTCAACACGATGCGCTATAACCCACCTGAATGTTTGACTTTGAAATCTTGCTTCTTTAAATCCGAAACTCCATTCATCATTGTCTACAAAATCAGTTGGGCGATCTATCCTGAACCATGTGATAAATTCATAACGATCGTCTAATGTAACGTTTTGCCGATCAGTAGTTCCGTTAATTGTCATTACCGTAGGCTGATCAGCATTCGCCACAGTACGATGTGCAAGCTCACAGAACCCCCATAACTTTTTATTTAAGTTTGGTAAAAAACTTTCAGTCCATGTATCAAGATCTGTGATTATTTCGGTCATGACAATGATTTAATTAATTCATAAACCAAAACATTTGCCAGTACATCTAATTCCTGATTGTCGTTATCAAAAATTGATTTCTCGTACTTTGCTTCCATCCATTGACTCTTGTCGTAATTAAATTTGTTATGAAATCCAAACCCATATGAATTGCCATTGATTACAAGGCCGTAATCCATACTCATTTGATCGGTGTTCCTTAAATTAACATAACCTGGATTCTTACCAATGTCTTTTTTGTACTCAGCGTAACCGGTCTTGAAATAAGTCTTACCGGTATTTCGTGCTTGATTCTTTTTTGCTATTGAAATCGGCTTAGTAGAATATGTTCCTATTTTAGAATCAGAACCGTCTAAACCTTTTTCGAAAATTCTGGGCTTGTGAATAGCCAATACAGAACTGAGCGCAATACGCATTACCCTTTCGGACCGGATTGCACTGTTTAATTTATCAATAGTACCGATAAGCTCATTTGCCACGTCTTTTCTTTTTACCGCCTTTACTCCCGCAACTACATGCCATATTAAGGTAAGTTAGTTTTTACATTTACAGTTCCTTTACATTGGAAACAATAAGGATCTTCGTTTACATTGTGCGCCTTTATAGAGTTCTCTAAAGATTGTGAGTAGTTCGCCTGATAGAAGCTTGTAAGCTCTTCAGCGCGTTCCTGAATCATCGTAGTGAACTGATTCAACCGGTTCCCGTATCTACGCTCTATTACAAGTTCCTGTCCGATCTTATACCAGAAAGTCTTTTTGAAAAGATTGATATTCTCACATACGAATTTTTCAGCCGAACAGTAAACATTGAAAACTACATTCAAACCACCACCATTTATTTGACTTACTGAAGCAACGCCACCAAAACATGGAAACATGCATTCAAAGGCAAACGGTTTAGTGATAAATCCAGCGTAGCTTTTGTTTTCTGATTGTCTTAGTTGAAATAAAGCAGGATCGTAACCGATGAAGAGTTTATCTACTTCGAAATCTTTGTCAACGAAAATAGTTTCTTTCCCCGCTTGACTGATTTCTTGGTCTGTAGTTTCGTATAATAGGTCTCCATTTTCATCATCTTCGTAAAACTTCAACGCTATTCCTGGGCTTGCGTATCCTTGTTCTGCGATTACATCGACAGATACCACATGTAAACGTGCGTATCTAGGCAATTGGAATTGAATCCGCACGCCAGCCAATCCAGTATTTGAATTAACATCAGACAAGAATGTTGATGTTTCACGTGAAATAAGTTTAGTATTTACAAAAAACTTTTCCTGTAAAGCAAAGTCAACATCAGAAACTAGATTATTCCAAGCGTTTGAATAAATTCTTTCCCAAACCTCTGAATCTGTTTCCGAATCCTTCGAAATTAGTTCATAAAGTAAACTCTCAACCCCAGGGAGGTCCGAAGCAAAAAGCCCGGACCTCGAATGGTAGTTGTGATCAATCGCGATGAAATTATATTGGCAAGACAAAATCTACCGCTGATTAAGTGATGGCAAATCCGAAAACTCCAGTAAGCCCGTCCAGTTCGTCAGTACAATCAGGAGAACCAGTTGTTTCTGAGTTGTTACTGAACGAATCATCTCTGAAAGTATCAAACATTCCCCACAGGATTGAATACTGTGATTTCCAAACCTTATCGCAATGATCAAAGTAGAAATCAAGATTCCATGAGAATGGATAACCAGCAGGATCAGGAACCACGATATGGAACGCATCAGGTGAGTTAACACCAGAAGCGGCAATGTTTCTGTTTTCATTGAATGTCAACAGATGCAAAGCACCGGGAGCCACCATTAAAACATCATTTGCACCTAAAACAGCATTGGCCGCTTGATCAAGATAGAAACGAACTTCACCAGAAATATTAGCCTCTCCATAAGGAGTGGATGAATTACAGCAAGAATAGCCGTGAAGTTTCCAAAACAATTCGAAGTTACCCTGACCAATTACGGCAGGAGTTCCATTCAATTGGTTGTTTTGATAATCCAAAGGCATGTAAGCGAAATTACCCGGTAGTGGGATTGGCTGACTGTTTGAATCAACCCCTAACAAATCAATCGTGGCATTATTACCTGCCGCAATTGTAGTCCCATTGAATCGTCTGTTTTGACCTCTTAATGCATCCATGGATGCGAGAATCTTCTCCGAGAAATGCTCACGTGCAGCTCTTAAATCGCTGAATCCTCTTTCGCGCATGAAAACTTCTGTGTTGTTACACAAAGCTGCCATATCATCATTGGAGTAACCACGAACCTTAGTTTTAATACAGCTCGATATTGTAATATCAGCTTCTTTACGAAGTGGAGTAAATCCATCATCGCACACATTTGAAAAGCAATCATCAGTAGTCTCGCATGTCTTTGTACGTTGATCGTAAAAGATATGCAGTTTTGCTAGTTTTGTTCCAGCCTGATGAGAGATCAAACTTGCATCTACTCCGCCATTTTCAGGGGATGTAATGAAGTCAAGAGCACCAGTTTTGCGTTGCATATTGAACGCATAGTTTTGTCCTGCGAGTGTTTCGGCTTCTTTTACGATCCGTTCACACGCTCCGACAATATTTAAATTAATTGGAGGCATTATTGAATTACTTTACCTCTGTTGAAGCTCCTCGTCTTGTTTTTGGTTGATCGGCTACAGAGAAATTTTTCCTCGCTGAATCAGGATCAGCACGTTTTTCGTTTTCGGATACTTTCAAAAATGGTTTGAAAGGATTTTCGAGTAACGAATTAATGGTAATAGGTGTGTTACCTTGGAACCTCGGAGTGCCGGATTCATCTAAAATTAAGATGTCACACTCCCCGTCTTTTTCCACGAGATCAAGTTTATTGTTGGCTTTGATCTCATTCAATATTGCTTTTGTAAGTGACCCTCGCGTTTCCTTGAAAGCCTCTGCGAATGTAAAAGAATTTGCCTTCTTTTCCAATTCACTATCAAGTTTATAATTTTTAATTTTGCCTTCGTATTCAGATTGCAAGGCTTTTTCCTTTTTCTCTGTTTCAGAATTCAACTTTTCGAACCTGGAAAGTAATTCCTGATTAGATGCCTGTAGTTCTTGAAGTTTCTTTTTTGCCTCCGCCTCATCTGGGGCTTTTGATGCTTTTTGAAAAGCAACTGGCAACCCCTCTTTGATCTTAGCCAACTTTTTGTATATGCTTTGCTCCTTTTCGACATCCATTACAATATCGGCAGGTAGTAATTTAAGTATGTCGTTAAAATCATTTTTAAGCGGATCAAGAATCTCACTTCTTAATTTCAGGCTGACTGTTTTATCAGCAATTGCACGGTCAGCAGTCATAAATGTCGATTCAAGAACTGAAAAAACCTCATCTGGTACTTCGCCTTCTGGTACCGTTTCTAAAAACTTATCAAACGCCTCATTAGTAATTTTACCCTGATTTTTGAGGGTTAAAAAATAATCTTTGTACTTCATGCTTATTTTGTTTTAGGTTTTGGACCTGGTTTGCCTTTTTTAATTACTTCTTTGATGTCCTCATCGCTAACGGATGAGTCTTCAGGTTGTGGCTTTTGCTGATCCTCAACAAACTGATTAACCAATTTACGCTTATCATCAGCAGCTTTCTTTTCCTTCAATTCCTGCATAACCTTTTGAACCTCCGTAAACCCATCAGAACTTCCTTTTACCTCTCCAATAATCACATAGCCGTAAGTATGGCCGACAAGTTCAAAAGCTTTCTTAGTCACCTCCCGTTCTATACCTTTTGAATCCCGAACTAATAATTTATTCATAATGCAAAATTTGTTTGTTCGAATTTAGTATTGATAATCAACAGGTTAAAGAAAATTATAACAAATATTTGCTTAAATTAGTACAACATTAGTATATTGTGAAAACATTGTTTATACAACTATGATACAAGACTGTTTTAAGATTGAGAAAGAATTAATGAAGTGGGCAAGCAATCAAGGGAAAAAAGAAGGGGGTAATAAATCAGTTCTTTATCGAAAAGCGATTATTGAGTACAAGGAAAAAATTGAAAGTGTAGTTAAACCGGAAAAGAAATGATTACCACTGATGAAGAGATTTGGAAGCCAATTAAAGGTTTCGAGGATCGATACCATATTTCTAATCATGGTCGAGTTAAGGCGTTTACTATCAAGATGAGAAAGAAATTTCCTGATGGATATATCTCTATTGGAACTGTAGACTCTTCTGGATATTTCGCTAAGTTGTTCGGATACAATGCTAAAGATAGGACCACATTAAGATTGCATGTATTAGTTGGTGAGGGCTGGCTAAAGGAAGCCTAATTCTTTTGCTCTTTCTTTTTCCTCACTTGGCACAATCAACTCTGACACTGGAATTAACTGGTGCAGGCACGAAAATCCACCTACAAGCACGAAAATAGAACTTTCTGTAGTTAACGGATTCTTACCTTTCCATTCTAAACTGGCCCACGATTCAATCTCTTTTTGAATATAGTAATGTCCATTTCTTTCAATGCAAAATGGTCTACTTGTATCGATTAGCCCGCCAACGTATCCGAACCATTCCAATTTCAAATCAGCCGTAACCGAATTTTGGTAAGCTCTGGCATATTGGAAAAGTGAATCCTTTACAATCCCTCTCGAGTAACTTAAAAGCCTTCCATCCAAAGTACTGTCACCCTTGACGAATGTTTGAACTTGCTGGAGCATTCCGGAAAATGAACCACCTGTATTGATGTTCTGCGAAAGGATTTGATTCAACGGAAGTTTAACCTGAGCCGCTAACCCATCCTGCAGAACCAACGAATTAACAGTTTCAATAGTCTGCGCTTGTAGTTGCTGGATGAATACCCGGTTAGGTTTAAATGCACTGGAAATACTTTCGAAGTATGTAACGTTAAGCGAATCAATTGCCGGTATAGCTTGAAGATGTTGTTCTAAAGCACTTTGATAGATTGAACCTTGGATTGTTTTATCGAATTGACCTTGTGCCGCTCGAAGTATTTGCCGGTTGCCAGCGTTTTGCAGAATGTACCCTTCATCATTGGTTTCAACGAATTTCAGGATAGTAACAAGGTCGTTATAAAGCTTGTTTTGGACTTTAATCAAAGCTAATCCATACGCTTCGTTTCCTGCGATAACTAAACCTTCAATACTTTCCGCTAATTCGGAGGCACTCACGATACATTTTTAAGTTGTTGCTGTTGATCAAAGCTAATCATATTCGCGTCAACTTTTGGCTTTTCGCTTTTGATAAGTTCTTCAGCGTACTTATTCAGAATTACCAATTGTTCAGATTTTTCAAGCTCCAAGAAATCAGGCTTTTCTTCAATAGCACGATCCATGAAAGGTTTTAAGTTTTCGTGAATACTCCAATCTGATTTTTTAATCACTCCGCTTGTAGCGCCTAAACTCATTTCATCCTGAGTAAATCCATAAAGAGGATCTATATTGAGCATCGTTACCAAGTAGTTTCTTACATCCGGTGAGGTGCTTAAATCCCTGTTTGCGATCTCTATAGACTTCAAACGAAGGTAGTTTTTGTCTACACCTGACTTTGAAGCTACCGCGAAATTATTAATCAATTCGGAAGTAGTGAGAATATCGAATTGGGTAGGTTTGTTTATTTCAGGTAGGTTTTTATCCTCTTTTTTATTGGCACTTGATGCCGCAATAGAGAACATATACTTGTTCGTAAAGTAGAATTGATTAGTTAAATGGATGTCATACATAACCGTTGAAATTCCAGCCAAAGTATCCATTTGAGCGCTTCGATCAATAACCTTTGCCACTCCAGATTGATTTTCACCTATTGAGTCCTCAACATCCATGTTAATAGCCCACATACCGCGCTTCATTAGCATGCTGCAACGCTCTTCTAACATCTTTGTAGCCTCCACAGGGATATTAATATAACCAACTGGCATAATACCTGATGGTGTGCCCTCTTCCAGCTTCGACCGGCTGAATTGATATGTACCGTAAGGTGATTTAACTGAATGATAACCAGTGCCTAAACAATGCGGGCAATCCATTGTTTTACCTTGTTCATTCTTTGGTCCGTACTTTACAATACCTCCCCTGCATGGGTAGTCAACTCCTTCAAACTTAAATTTGAAATTACATTCTTCAGCTAACTCATATTTTTGAGGGTGCATGTGAGTAATGTACGCGCCCAATAGGTCAGAATTATGAATAACAGCCTGATTCCAATCAGGCAAGGCACTTGAAAAGAAGGATTCATAAACTATTGAACCGTTATCCAAAGCCTTAGACTTTCCACGAAGAAACCATGCTGGCAGTTCATTAAAACCATGCTTATACTCATCAATTACATTAGTGACTATACTTTGATCTGAAGCAACAAAGTACACGTTAAACTCGATGTAATGAGTTTTGTCGTAGTAGTAGAAGTAATGATACTCAATATTATTCACGATCTCTTTGTAGTCGTAAATCAAAAAGTAATTCTTTTCATAATCCCAGACATTACAAGATCCATAAATAACCGAAACTGGCTTTAGCCTTTCTACATCATTTTCCGGAAACTCTTGAGGCTTGATTGCTAAAACTGCATTCGGATCAGCAATCATCTTTCGAAGTAAAACTTCTTTATCGTAAGAAGTTAATGAATTGTAATTCGGGTAATACTCAAGGGTGTAATCTTGAAGTAATTTAGAATCTTCGTTTTGCTCTTTGAAATTTATGGAATACAACGAAGGATTAAAAATCTTCCCTACAATATCCAAAGCTTTATCAGCACCCGCTTTGGTGGAAGGTTCATAATTTTCTATACGGTAGGCTGTTACATCTCCATCCTCACGGGGTCTTGCACGTTCGAGTAAATACATAGGCTTCTCACCATAGATATGCACACACATTTCTTTTGAATGCTGTACCGTATCTTCGTATAGTGGATGCCTGTAACCATCTTTTATGATGGCTTTTAAACGTTCGGCAAATTCCTGATCTCCGTATATCATAATTTAAAAAAAGTAAGGGGAAATTAACCCCCTTACGATAAAGAGGTGATAACTGACTTAGGAAAATGGAAAGGCAAAGAAGGCACCATCGCAGTACTCCATTTTGCTGAAACAGCATAACGAATACGTGATTTAATACTTTGCTCAATAGTGTCATCAGCGTAAACGCTAACGTCTTTTGCGTAGAAAGCATTGTAGTTACCATTCTCATCTTTTCCGGCTGTTCCATAAACTAGTTGCCAGTTACGTTTTTGGTTCACACTTGCCCAAAAATCTCTATTGTCCATTACGCCTAAAGCCTCGAAAACGAGTTCTTTATCGTCACCTGTTCTTTCTGTTGGAACAAAACCATAACCTTCCTCTTCAGTAGGAGTACCTGCCGCTTTTGAACCACGGGTATTCAGGATTACAAATCTGTTTGAAGGAGATGTGTTTATGTTCGTTGTCCAGAAAGATGCACTTTCTAAAGTTGCTGTTACATTGTCTTCATCGATAACGATCGATTGATCAAGTAAAGCAACAAATGTAATACCGCCTAACTCTGCTCCGCATTCTTGCTGAACGTAATCGGGTGTATTTTCACTACAAAAAAGATCGGCCATGTTTTCATAATAATTCGAATTTTATCCACGCCTTTCGGCCAAATATTTAAAGTTTACAAAAGCCTATAATACTGCTCGCTGGATATAATCCTGAGTTAAAAAGCATTTCGCTTTTTTTAACGGCCAGCGTCTTTCACCTTGTTGAATCTCGTACTTTTCTTCCTTCAACCAACTTAACCCATCAATGGTAATAAATTGATGTTTAAAAATTAACTGCAATTTCTTGTGCATATAATACGGCATGTAGTCGGTATCAAATAATCTTTGAACCTTTAGTGTACCGCTTGTTTTTTGAATACCAGTTGTTAATTCCATAGCTTCATCTTCTTCCGGGAATTGTTCATGAAAGAAAATAGCAGGAACCCGAATATTAAATGTTTGTTCAGGGCTAACGTTTTGATAAATCAACCCTGCGAAGTTTCTATTATTCGAATATTCAATTAATGTTGTGCAGTCGTGCGAATCTCTAATATCTAAGCAATCAGACTTGTATTCAATCGCACTATCAGTTGAGTTGTAAATTTCTAACCTTATTTTCTCATTGCAAATACTTGGTGATCCTAAAGATGGTGTAATCGATGCATTGTGTACATTAGAAACAAAAACACCTGGAGCTGATAACATATTGATTTCTGTCAAATGACAAAGTATATCGAATGCCCCACCCCCACCCAATCTAGTTAAAGAGAGAGCGATATATTTGTATTCTTGAGTAAGTGTGAATGATAGAATACGAGTCGTTAACGCCCCTCCGATTGGTAATGTAGCGGTTCCTGTGGCGCTTAAAGTAGTTTGTGATGTTGAATTATTCATCCCCCATAACCCAATACCAACAGCATCGGGAGTGCCAATAGACTGATTCCATCCCTTAACTTGTATAACGTAATCACCAATAGGCCAGAATCCTAAACCATCTATAATATTTTCGGAAGCAAAATACTGGGAGTTTTCATATCCAGAACCAGTTGCATCACATATTGCATTATCAGTTCCTACTGGTAAATCTTCCCACGCAAAAGTTTGAGCTGAAGCCCTATTGCTGCCTGGAAAGTTGTTCCAATATTGAATCCCTGTTAAGAAATTAGTATTTGAGAAGTTCAAAAACTGTGATCCCGACCTTACAATTTCATTGCTAAATTCTAAAGAATCAATCAGAGAATCTGATTCATTGTAAATATTTAGTAGGTAGTCGTCATCGTCAGTAGAAGTAAACTGAACCGGTATTTCATCGTCACACTCCCACGGATGGCACCAACATTTAGGATGAATCCCGCAAACCTCATTTTCGTTGTAGGTTAAGCAGTCAACAGACCAAAATTGTACAGGATTTGCGTCAGAAAATTGTCTCGCCACCGATTTACACGGTAATTGATTATCCTCATCGCGACAAGCGATCAATAGGGCGAATATAAGTAAAATATATTTCATTAGTTCAAAATTAAACAATCTCCTGATTCTGTGATCATTTCAAATCCATCTTCTGTTAAATAAGCATCGTCACAATCCCCTGGAACAGCGTAGCAAACATTCGAGTTTGAAGTAGTTTCTATAACCTGAATCTCGAAGTATTCAACTGGCCAAGCTTTAATTGTGGCAATTCCTTTTACTAACTCATACTCTAAAGTGTCAATAAAGAACTTCACATGTCCGGTGGTAGTTTGGCTTATTCCTATGGCCTTTTTACGGTTGTTTCTTATTAATAGGTAATCTTCCCACTCAAGCGGAACAACTATCTCATAGCTAAAAGAAAGATGCAAAGGATCGTCATAAACCGGTAAGTCCTGCTTTTCTGATATGTCTGATTTGATTTCGTCACAACCATCCGATGTATTGATCATGTCGGAAGTCATATCGTAATTACCCTCGCCCGATACGAACTTGAATTTCGAATCTATGTAGGATTGAAGGCATCCTGACACGTACCGAATCCAGCGCATTAAGTTTCGGGCCGGTGTAATTCGTGAATTATACCTAGTTTCAGCGTTTAAAAGATTGGTTATAGAACTAAAATTTTCATCTAATTCAGGCTCATAATCATTAACATCCGGACTGGTTTCAGGCGAAACGTCTATTGGGATAGGATTTATTGCAATCAAAAAAGACTCATTGTCATATTTATCATCAGCCGATTTAATTTTTGTTGCCCTTCTGGTCCTTTCAATAGCTAAAGACGCGGCTATAAAATCACTTTCAATAATAAAGTCATTTCCGGACTTTTGTAGGCGTGTTGCGTAAGTGTGCTTAGTTTGAGCATCGTCAATCCCTGAAATGTCTTCGCTTTGCCACTTTGAATAGCCGACTTTGACTGTTTTGAAGATTACATCCTGATCGTAGTTTCGGGTGATCTGTTGAACGTTGCTAATGTTTACCGATACGCTTGAAGCATCGTAAAAATGATCCATTTGCTCAACTCGAATAACTTGAACACCGTCTATTTCTTCTTGCCCTAATCCTAAACATAATACCGGATTTATACCTTTCCACCACTGATTGAAAGACATGAAAAAAGGTTTTTCAATTAATGAGTATTGACGTATTTGCAAGCCTTTAGAAATAGCGTATTTCCATCCGCAACCATCACCCGGATATTGTCGGTAAATCGTTCTATCGCTCCCTAAATGTTCTGAATAGAAAATACCATTCTCACTAACAATACGATCAAGTATTTGACCGGCTGCATCATGAGCTAAGAATGAAAAAGCATTTGATTCTGGATAAATTGTATCTGCTATTACTGAAAAATAAGTAGGGAACTCTACCATTCCAGAAGGGCGTCCGCTTTGATTATTTTTTGGTAAGAAAGATGCATCTAAACAAGGTGCTCCATTGGTTCCCCATAATAAGAGCGGAACATTATCAACTCCTGAAGTTCTATTTAGATAAATTCTTATTACATCTCGCTTTTTTAAATCTATCGTAGTTGAATAAGAAAATATAGTACTTCCTAATGAACTTGCTAAAAGCCCGGTAACAGCACTTGGAGGGGTATCCCAACACGAATAAACATCAGTACCATCATAATAATCTAATCCAGTATGGTCAAACCTCGCAAAGTCTATTGGTGTATCATCATTCTTTTGAAATACAAAAGTTGTGGGAGAACTTAATCCTCCTGAAGCTAATCGTAAAGCAAATGTCTGTCCTAAAACAGAAAGTATTTCGCTTACTTCGATTCTGAAATCAAAAGCATAATTACCGTCATATGTTGCTTCTAACCACCAAGCAGGTCGATCAGTATTAAATAAAAAAGGAAGGTTAAAAGTTTTATCTACTTCGTCTAATTCCGGATTATTTGGTGTTAACTGATAATACCCTATACCATCAAATTCGGCATACTCTCCATCATCTTGTTTATTTAGATATTTAGTTCTTAAAACTTGGCTGGTTAATTTTAAATTGATACTATCAAATACATCAATATCTTCATCATCCAAAGATTTAAAATCCTGAATATCTACAGGAGTATCAAGGCGATTAATAAATTTTGTCCATACATCATTTGGAATAACAGGGACTTGTATTTTATTATCTGGCATTCCAATGATGCCGAATAAATTTAAAAGTCCTTCGAATAAATCTTCGAATGTGTAGCCATCAAATGAAACTTCCGAACGAAATATCAGTTTGGCATCTGGTCCGAAATCTCTCTCTACTTCTAAAATCCTATCAATCCCACCATTTACAATTCCATTATCACCATAGAAAATAAACGAACCAACAAAATGTTCTATTAATGATTTGAAATTAGTATCTCTTTCGAGGGCTAATTTAAGGTCGCGCCATCCATCAGGCTCATTTATTTGTAAGCTCCCTAAAACATCATGTTCTAAATAAAATTTAAATAGCATTAGTCGCTCATTGAAGATTTACGAACCCATCTACGATAATTATCGGATTTACTCTTAGTTGTATAAAGCAGGTGGCCGCGTGCTTCAACATCAGGGAAAGAGTTTTTAATCTCATCCAACTTTGCAATCATTCGTTTGTCGTCCATGCCGCCAACAATCTTAACACCATCGTTGCCTAATTTCAGACTTGCTAAAACATCATCATCTAATCTTTTTGCACGAACTTCTTTCAGCACATTCTTTGATGTTTTCCATTCTTGTGCGGTCATTACTGATTCACCTTTTGAAAGTCTGGCCTGTATTGAATCACTTGTGCCAGTTCCTTTTCCATTCAAATTCAAAACACCCTCCTTGAATCCAGGATTTTGTTGTGAAGCAACCGCAAGCTGTGCCGCTCCTTCTGCTGCTGCTATTATAATACCTGGAATGTTTGCAGGGTAAGGGAGTGCTGAAGCAGTTTTAGCAATTGACGCTGCGGTACTAATAATGATTGAAAAAATTGCCGCTTGCTTTTCTTTCTTAGCTTGTTCTCGCCTTGCTTTATCAATAGCTTTTTTCTCCCTTTGTTGAATTTCCTCTTTAGCTCTTTGGTTGTCCCCTGCCGCTGTAATTTGATCATCATAGAATGATTGCAATAATCTAATTCTTTGTGAATAAGAATCTACTTCCATGTTAGCCAAATCAACCAATGCGTTAGCTGCAATGTCTATACCTGCATTAATTAAATCGGCCTTAGCATCTTCAAAAGCTTGTTGTAATTCGGTTGATTTATCTAACTGATTTTTTGTTCCTAACACGAAACTATCAGCGGCCTTTTGTCCAATTTCTCCAAATAACCTTTCTGTATCCGCTGTTAACTCTTCGGTGTTTATTAAATCATCGCCTTTTAAATTGACTTTACCTTTAGCAAGTTTATTTTTAATATCAAAAGTTACAGACGCTAACGGATCAAATTGATTAGTAGAATTTTGTATTTCAGTCAACGTAGCCTGAAGTACTTTCAGTTCATCATTAAGCCTTCGTATATCTTCAAATGAACTTGCTTTTTTAATCTTGTCTCCTAAATTTTGAATGTCTTCCTGAAGTTGTTCGATTATGCCTAATTGCTCTACCTCAACATCCTTTTGTTTTTTGCTAGCCACTAATTGGGCAGCGTAAATTTTTAATAACTCCTGGCGAATTAATGCATCTTCTTTATTGGCATCACGTAATTTTTCACTAATTACAATCTCTTCTGAAATCTGAACTAATCTTTCAGATGCTTGTCTTGATCCTATAGTATGATTCTTAACCCTATCATTAAGCTCTTTCTTTTCTTCTTTTAGATTCTTTATTTCATTATCTTGTATATTCTTGAAGGCACTCCATGCGCCAACCTCTTTAGTTAATATTTTTATTTCATCTTCAAGTATTTTATTATTTTCTTCTTTTGATTTTGTAAGATTTCGTGTAGTAAAATCTGTGGCGCTTATTTGCGCAATTTCTTTTCTTATATTTTCTTGTGATTGTTCAGAAACAGTATTACCATTTCTTCTTGCCTCTAATAATAACACAAAACTGTCGACATAACCCTTTACAAAAGTTACAAAACTACTTGCTTCTATAGCTTGTGATAATTCTTGTCTAAGTGTTGCAAATGATACCGTTAATTGATCAACTTGGGTTGCTGAAGTTTCAGCGTATCCACCCATTTTTTGAAGCTCCTCCCCTGCTACTTTTGTAAACGCCTCTGTTACCTGTGCAACACTAGCGGCTTGTAGGCTAATGCCCCCCATTGCTTCTTTTATTCTAGTGGCTGATACTCCCAGGTTATCAAGCTTTAGAATAGATTTACGCCCCAATCCATCGACTATACTATTAACCAAGTAATCAACACTATCACCGGTTTGTTGCGCTCTTGTAGTTGCGAATTCTAATAGTTTTGCAAATTCTTGAACTGGAACACCTAAGTTTTTGGCCTTGAGTGCCTTTTGCATCAAATCAAATTCAGATACCGTACCATGAGTGGCTTTTGTTAGCTTAAATAAAAGTGACTCGGCATCTGGAAAGGTTCTGTTAAAAGCTCTCGAAACTCCCTCTACATTACCTGAAAGTTTAGCCATTTCTATGGCTGTTGTCGCTAATTCCTTGATTATGCCTGCAGTAAAAGCAAGTTTAACAGCCGTGTAAAGCCCTCCTAATTGCCCAGCTAGCGATTGAGTTGCCTTGCCTGTTTCAGCAATGGCTTTCGGGGTTTGAAAAGCAGATTTATTTAAATCATCTACCTGAGTTTTTAGCTTTTTGTATTGCTCAGATAATTGAGCTACTTTTTTAGGATCTGAAGATTGTGTAATGCGATCCTTTAGCGAAAGTAATTTACCGTTAAGAGTTTCGATAGAAGCCCCAGCGGCTTTAAACGCTGCCTCGGTTGACTTCCCGGCCTGTTGTGATGCCTGTTGAAATTGGTTTGTAGTTGCCTGTGCCTTTTGAACAAGCTGTTGAGCCTTCTCTACTTCAACCGTGTTAACCTTATAGTTAATGTTGATGTTAACCTGCTTATCGTCCATGCCATCATAGAACTAGAATTTATTGCCACGCCTCACGGCCAAACTTCCCTTTCTTGCCTTTGTCGGCTCTTTCCTTTTGATCACTAATGCGAAAATAGAAAGAATAAATGTCCATCCGTCTAAGTTCCCGCTCTTTTATTGGATTGTAGTCGCTAAGATACACAATATCTTTTTCCCATTTCTTTATAAATTCTCCGATGATGGTTGGGGTGCTTGATAACTCAATTCCTCCAGAATCACCGATGCCTGGCTCAAATATGTTTCCAAAGAGGTTATGGAAGAGTCGTTCAGTCTTATTAACTCTGAAATAGGCTTCGTCAAAAAAAAATCCAGACAGTTGTGTTTATCCCAAAACTCTACCTTCTTTTTACCATCCACATCCTTATCCCATGTGGTCAAAATCTCATCCTCGGTAAAGTAGCATACTGAAGCAAGTTTCTTTATACCTGCCGGTTCGAATGCCAACATTAGACGCGTTTCTATACTGAAAATAGTCTTCCAAGCTTTTGCTAAATCGATCTGCTTTGCCTGACCGTCCAAAGACTTCTTTAAATCGTCCACATAGCCGTTCATGGTCGAAAGGTCCATCCGTAGATCAACTTCTCGAATCGCTGCCATGATGTATTTGTATCGACCTGTGGGCATCTTATATTGATCTGTGAACCGGTAGTACTTCACTAACCCACATTCGAAAGCTACTTCAACCTGATCGGCAAAATCCGGGTGCTTGATTGTGTCTTTGCTTGAATCTATCACCTTTCGAGTGGATAGGATTTCTAAAACTTCCGGTTTCTGTTTCCACTTGGCAAACTCGCCAAAGTCAACATCCATGAAGTTTTGAATCTCTGCTTCTGTGAGGTTCTTTTCAACCAGAATTTTAAGCTGATATAAATCTCTTTTTGATGGGCGAAATAAACTCATGGGTATAAATATTCTTTAATGATGAAGTTAAGACCGCAAAGGCAAATCATGTAAACCAATACTATAATTTGAAAGTCGTAGTAAATAGTCCCTATTATTACCCCGTGGACACTGGCCATACATGCAGGGCAGGAAATGAAAGGTTTCAGGCAATTAACAGGAAGTCTAAATTCTAATCCTTCCCGAATTGGCCATAGTATCATACCATCATCGAACACCGCGAATACACCCCAAATCCAAAGGCTACCGATGATTAAAAGTAGGATGAAATCAAGCATTTGTTATTAATTTTAAAAACTCTACGTCTTTGATGCAAGCACCTTGTTTATATTTATTGTCAGGGGTCATGTAATACCCACAAACAATACCTTTCTCATTTATCTTCTTGACCTTAAACTTACTACCATATCTAGTAGTTTTTATGTCGTATGTTTTACCAACTTCAATCATAGGTTATCCAAAATTAACTGCCTGCATCCAGAATATGAATACATTTCCTCATAAATCCGTTTCCCTGCTTCCTGTTTTGAAACTATCTGATCTATTGAGATTGATTTCAAAATGTCGTCTATCTCGTTTATCTGATCGGAGTGGATTAATACCCCGTATTCGTTGAAATCTTTGTGACCTGGGATGATGAACTCGTCTGATATGTAAATTGGTATACTTCCTTGTTCCAATGCTTCACATATCCGGAATGATGTAAGCCCAAAACCACGACAACAAAGCGTGAATATTGATTTTGAAAGAATACCGCAAAAGTCCTCAATTGAATGATGAACAGTTGAAATGTAGTAATCATCGCCTTTCAAAACATCAATCATTCGCTTTCTAAGCGGGTGAGTTATCGACCCTACAAAGTTCGCGAATATGGTCCTATCATTTTCCAATCTTCCGTGAGGCTTACAAATCAACGGAATAGGAAAGTCTATACGACCACCCCCGGACCCGAAAACTTTAACGTTCAATCCTGAAATGTCCGTAAGTATTCCTAGGTCATATTGGGTTACAGAAAACCAACGTTTATTTTTATCCAATCCGTTAACAAACCGCTGCAAATTCTGCATTGGAATGCGATCCTTACCATAGTTATTATTCACGAAAAATCCACACCAGTTTATAGGTAGATAATCCGGATGGTCGCAATTAGCAATTAACCATTGTTCGAAGATTTCCGAATTTCCATCGGGATATGCAACCTTTATCGGCTTCTGAAACTCTTGGATTCTGGTCATTTATAATTCTTAATCAACTTATCCATCAACTTTTTGAAAACCGGGTAATCTTCCGGGTTCATCATGTTGGCCGCTGCAATGTCAACAGCTTTAATGTTTTGCTTTAGCAAGTCATTGAACAGCTTTTTGTGCGTGTTCTTTCGCTCGATGTATGGTGTCATTTTTTGATATAAATTGCGTCTGTCCAGTCTCCTATCCATTTAGCTGTTTCAACACGTTTAAAACCGAATCCATTAAGGAATAGGTCTATATCGTTTACGTGTGGACAATCAACATAAACCGCTGCTTTGTTCACTTCACAGTAAATCAATTTAAAATTGTGCAAGTATTCTCCAAGCCCGCGCATTGCTTTTAACTCACTGCCCTGTAAATCTAAATTAAGGAAATCATACCCTCCCCAGCAACCCATTGAATCAAGACGCCTTGTTTTCATTGTAATATCTTTCACGTAATGCACGCTAGGGTGCTGAATTTTATGGGTTCCAAGCTCCAAGAAAGAACTACTTTGTCCAGCATTATTCGAGATATGGAAAACTACCTCAAAACCTTCCATATCAGAAACACAAGACTCTACAACTTTATGCCCGTATTGCTTCACATTTGCCTTTAGCGTTGGGATAAGTTCGGGGTTGGCTTCTATCCAACAAACATCTTTTACGCCTTGAGAGTCGTAGGCTTGTGCCTCTTCCCCTATGTTCCCTCCACAATGTAGGATACCGTTTGGCTTACCGTACTTCTTTACTATTGATTCAAAGCTTATTAGCATACTTCCATAATTTAATTGCTTCTGTGTACGAAATATCTACTATCAACTCTCTGCCATCGAAATACAATGTGGCCTTATCATCCCCTAAAAAATCATTTTCACCACTTAGTTTAATTGCCACAACTCTGGTAAAATCAACCGCTATTGGCATCCATGAATCACCTTCCGCAACACCTAATTCGATCAGTTGTTTATCAACAGCCGTACACCAAACATTACATTCAACTATTTTCATACGGTAATCCAATCGGTTCTTTCCGACATTTTAAAGTAATCACTTTGTTTATATGTCACAGGCGGAACGTATAAGCCTTCGATCAAATCAGCGCGAACCATTATCATGTTCATGTCAGCGATTTGGAAAATTACTTTGTAGCCGTGCAATTCAGCAAGCTTTTCCCCTGCTTTGAAAGTAAATCCGTAGTAAGAATCGCCAGCCCATTCGTGTAAAGGATTGTATTTTATAGCGCGTGAGTCGATGTATGAAGCGTTGAATTCTGCTATAATAACAGCCGGTTTTTGAGCCTTTAAAATCTCGTCTATAATCCAAAAATCGTTACCGTCAATGTCAATAGAAAGCACTGCTGGATTAAATTCAATGAATTCCTGTACATTTTGAATTGTAATATCTATACCATTTTCACGATCTAAAACACGTCCTGACCATCCTAAATTATCAAGATGTCGGGTATTTGATAGGTAGAACCCATCCCCACCACCTATATCAATGAATCGTTTTTCATGTGGATGAACGTAGATGTTATCGAAAATGTATTCAAGATAATAGCCCTCAGAATTCTGAGAGTACATATCCTTGCCATTTAAACGATACATTTTCTCTATCCAATTCATCGCACAAACTCCTTTAAGTACTCCAATGAATTCCTCATTTCCGTTTTAACACGGTCGATAGCTTCCGGATAACGCTCTTTAAATCTCTCTCTCCATTCCACGTGGAACGTATCACGCATGTAATCAGGTATAGCAATAATATAATCATCGACTATTGTAATTTCATGTTTAGGAAAGCTTTCACGAAGGTAAGCAAATACCTTTTGAAAATTAGGCCACTTTCTTGGATCGCCAGGATAAGGATGGGCACCAAAGAACAAACGCGCATCATCAATCAAAACTAAAGCGTCATGGCCTTTAATCGATGCTATTTCCTCAAGTACCGGGCATTCGTTTACTCCTTCAGGTGATTCGTAAGGTTCAGACCAATGGGCGTCTAACCAAAATACTATCCTTTGGCCTTTGAATGGCGCTGCAATTGTTTTTAAAAGTTTCGAACTATCACCAATGTAGAAACTCACATTTTCAGGACACAAAACATTGGACCGGCCTTCTACTATCTCAATGGTGTGAACTGATTCGAATATAGCTGCAGCATCTTGTGCTGACTGACCGCCCGCTGTTCCAGTTTCAATGAAAATCTTAATATCGTAAGCGTCAACAAACCTTTTTATAAAGTCTATCGGAACCCCGCCTGTCTTTACTCCGTTATGCAGGTATCCCATCGTTAACTACTTTTGGTTCAACGATTCCAAATCCATCATCGGTCTTTTTACCCATCTCTGAATACTGCTTTATAACGCCTTCCATGTACTGATCAACAATCGGATAAACCGTTGGCAAAAGGTTTTTAGCCTTGCAATATAGTCTCCACTTCTTTGATAGTTCATCCATCTTGTCAACGATCTTTTGTTCGTCCGGTGAATCAGAGTAAATAAAGAACTCCAAAAACTTGGCCGTTAGTTTAGTGTAAACTTCTTTCGCTTCCGCTCCTACTCTTTCGTTGTGGAGCTTTTGCTTTCTTGATAGGTTATTTCCCATTAATCTCCTGATTTATCCAATTAAAAGTTTCGGTCATGCCTTCGCGTAGTGTGAATTTAGGCTCCCATCCTAAAACGTTTCTGATTACCGTATTATCGCTATTCCTTCCCATTACACCAACATTACCCTTTACATTCTTAATTCGAACTGCATATTGAGCGATCCCAATTACCATTTTAGCAAGGTCGTTGATAGAAATCATTTCCTCACTTCCTATATTTATAGGTTCTGTATGATCGGAATCCATTAGCAAACGAACTGCATCAATGCAATCTTCTATGAAGAGAAAAGACCTGGTTTGTTCACCCGTTCCCCAAATTTGTATTTTATCAATACCCCGACCGCCAGTTTTTGCATGTTCCGACACGCTTGCCACTTTTCGGCAAATTGCAGCCGGTGCCTTTTCCTTTCCTCCTTTATAACATCCTTCAGGACCGTAAATGTTATGAAACCTTGCGATCCTTACTTCAATTCTATCGCTTGCCGCTTGGTGTAGTTGCTCACTAAATAATTTCTGCCAGCCGTAGACTAGGTCCGGAAAAGATGGGTATGCATCACTCTCTTTTAATGAAACATCGGTTGTTTTTTCCTGCTTCGTTTGGTTGTAAACGCAAGCCGATGAACTATAGAATATTTTTTTAACGCCTGTTCTGATTGCATAATCCAGTGTGTTAATAACAACCTGTGAGCTACCGATCATTACATCGTAACTATGTTTTGAATCGCCTATGTATCCCATCCCGCCCATTAAAGCCGCCAGACTATACACATGATCTATTTTGTGTTTGATGAATATCTCATAACATGAAACAGAATTACGCAAGTCACACAAATGAAATTCATCTGGTCGTGAGTACTCAGGCTCTACAAGATCTGCACCAATAACGAAATGGCCTTCTGCTTTTAGCCTTCTAACTAAATGCCCCCCAATAAATCCCGAACTGCCTGTTACTAATATATTCATCTGTATTTAATTTGAATCCATTCCTTCGGCAATAAGTTACTCGTATCCATTCTGCTATGTAAGAACCAATTGGGCGCTTCAGCACTTGGCGAAACTACTAATTTGTTTTCGTTTCTTCCAAGATATGCAGCCCACCACGCGAGTGTGCTATTCGAAATTATATGATTTTCACAGCTCGCCATGAGACATAAATCAGAATAAACGCTTTGTCCGTTGCTGAATAGTATCTCACAATCAGGATCTTTAATGTTTTCGCGACACCATGGCAGATCATCCGACACTACCATAAACTTTGTCTTGCCTGATTGCTTAAACACATCCATCGCTTGAGTGATATAATTCATATCGATAGGTTTGAAAGTATCTTGATTTGGTGCGAGATAATCCGAACGTCTAACGTGCAAAGAGACACAATCAATAGGGTTAATCTGCAACTTAAAAACGTTCTTAACATCCTGTTCACCATGCTCAAAATGGATCTGTGATTGGAAGAATCCGCGCAATTGAACGCCACCGTCCATAAATGGTATAGGTGAATAACCCCATCCTTGATCGGTAGCAACATCGTAAAGCTTCAGTTTACGAATGTTGCCCCGATATATTGGCAGGCTCCAATGCTTATAAATTTCGCGATGATGATAACCTTGCGGCACGAACCATTCAGTATTGTATTTTTTAGCGTAGCCAATAGCGGCTGCAACCTGAAAAAACTGATTTCCTAAACGCCCTAAAAACTGTGGAACAACTAAATTACTCATCTCATCGCTTTTAGTTTGTTGACAATACTTTCGTGAAATCCTTTCGGTGTTTTTTTATTTCGCTTTACATAGTGACTACCTTCCTCTTTGCCGTGGTTTGAAACGCGGTGTTCATAGTGTAAATCAGGCGTTATATAAATACAATTGCCATCATCAAGCCATCTATACATTTGGTAAATACTATCGCTAGTCACTGGATCAACGCTTGAATCAAAAACCTCTAACCATCTTTCGCGATTAAAGAAATGATTGGCCGCGTTTAGCATAGTTTGAAATTGATGACGCATCATAAAATCAGATACATTTCTTCTATCGATGACATCCATATCAAAAGCAGTGAAATCAAAATGAGGCTTTGCAAATGATGGCTGAAAAATCTGGTCTTTACTCCAATATTCTTTTTCACTGAAAAGCTTATTAATAAACTCTTTCGAAAATACGTTATCAGAATCAATCAATAAAACCCATTCGTTCGTTGCCAAACTTACCGCCTTATGTTTATTCAAATAGCAATCCAAGTTCTTTTCATTCCTGTAAATCTTAACTTTCGGGTAAGCTTTATAGTGATTAACTACACGAGTGTAAAGTCCGTACTCGCTCGCATCATCGCTAATCACAATTTCCGATATACGCGGATCATCAATTACCTGCTCTATACTTTCGTAAAGAAGTTGCTCGCGGTTGAAATTGGTAATTGCTACGGTAATGCTCATATGTGTGTCCATGTTCGTCTTTTCAAAGCGTCATAAACAGTTGATTCCGATACCGAATATTTATTTGCATATTTTTTTATGTCAATTCTGTTTAAGCATGATTTTCTGATGATTAGAACTTTTTCATTATCAAGTTTTGCGTGCATGTGCTTCTCTCCATGAATGTCCATCAATCCAATAGAGTATGCATGTTTATTATTTTCTGAATAAGTTGCCCATGCTAAATTCCAATCGTTGTTGTTTGTTTTATCATCATCCAAATGATTAACAGTTCTTTTGTTTTCTGGATTAGAAATAAACGCCTCTGCCACTAATCTATGCACAAGTTTTTGTATAGGTCTTTTATTATGAAATAATCCTGTACATATATATCCGCTTTCTCTTTTAAAAATAGCAACTGATTTCATCGATTTTATAGACCTTATCTTACCAGTATTCGATACCTCATAATTATTCAGTCCTAAAACTGGAAGCCACTTTTCTAAATTAACGGCCTGCTTATTTTCATTCTCTCTTCCCATTCTTCACGCAATCTACGTTCAGTTTGTGAATAATGCAAACCCCATCCCATTTTTCTATTCAATTTACTCATCCTCGGTTTATACTCTTTGTACCGGTCGATCGTTCTTTGAACTCCTCCGATGTGTTTGTAGTGAAGGACGTACATATTGCCTTCATTTGAATACTCAACATCTTCACCATTACGTTTTACTGGATTGCACCTATGCGCCCCAGGATTAAATTCCATACTACCAATTGAACCAGAGAACAGAATCGACTTTGAATAGTTGTCAAATCTAAACCCATTCAACTCTTCAAGCAAATCATTCTTTGGCATTGTATCACTCATAATTTGCCAACCAATTGTTTTGTATACATCGTGAGTGCTTCTATGCAAAACACTTGTTATACAGTCCTGATCAAGGTAATCACCCATACCATCATAATAAAACAATACTTCATCAAAATCAGCAACTATATTATAAGAACCACTATCATTCTGCCAGCATGAATTTTTGCAATCCATGTTGTTTTGATCGTCAAAGAACTTAGAACCGAATTGCTTTACTTCACATCCCATATCACGGGCTAAATCAGGCGTTCCATCTGTAGAGTAATTATCCATTATCGTAACCTTATCACTAAATTTTTGATAGTGTTTTATGATAAGTGGAGCGATGCTAATTTCATTCCATGCCAGCAAAAACGTATTAATGGTGTGACTCATCTTTCCAAATTTCTTCCATCATGCAATAACTTTCTGGTTCAACTTTTCACTAAGTCCTTTATAAAACTCGAAACTCATTTCGTTCGTGTGTTTTTTCAACCATTCTAAATCGGGGTCGTAATTCCTGAACCTCATAATATGCCCCTTGCCTCCCGCCATTCCTTCGCCATGTCCTTTTATTCCAATGGCTCTGTTTTGAATGAATGACCTTTTAAACCGTCTTGCGTACCTCCAAATGTCAATATCGAGAAACAATTTATTTGCCTGTTGCCAGTTAAAATCTTTCATGGCTGAAACTCTGAACGCTGTAGTGTATAGGCTTGACCGGTTGCTATGGTTTAGTTTCTCCCATGTTCTGCTTTGAATGTTGTAGTAATGTGAATACTCGCAGCCGATAAAATCAGCGTGTGACATGTGAATTAAGAAATCATTCAGGTAATCAACTGGATAGAAATCATCTGATTCCACCATTATCAACCATTCAATCCTATTCTCAAGCGCCCAAATATAACCTTCGTAAACTCTATCCGTCAAATCCGGTTTGTTACTTTTAGGTTTGTAGTCAACGATACAATAAGCATTATAAGTAGGATTAAACGACTTAACCTGTTTATTGCAATGTTGTAACATTACGTGTCTATCACCTCGATCCGGTGTAAGGATTCCGTAGGTCATAAACAAAAAAAATGTTTTCTACTCATTATTCGCCTTTTCTGTGCATTTGTTAGCCTTGCCATACATTCAAAAATTGAGTTAAAGCACCTTCTTTTTTACCTAGCCATACTTTCGTTCCCTGGTCGACCATCATTCGCGTGAAGTTCTGAATGTTTCGTAGTTCGTAGTTAAACATCCGATGTTCATTGCTTCCGTGGCGATTGTTAGGGCTGAAAATATTATGTGTTTCCATATCTACCCCGTGCAAAATAACGTCCGTAGCTCCCATATTAAAGGACAGCGACATTGCAACGAATGGGGAAGACTTTGAACTGTAAATATGGCCTTTCTTTAAAAACTTGCCGAACGATTGTAATCTGATTATTTCCTGTTGAGGGAATATTTTATCCCAGTTGCCCGAATTAGTCTTGACCTTATCGCACTTTGTTTTTTTGATCACCTCAAGCCGTTCCGGTGTGAACATCTTTGGAGAGTTAACGATTAGCAATTCATCGAATCCGTACCCAAACTTAAAAGCGTCATTGCAGCCTATTGAGTAATCGCATGGTGTATTCCACCAATCTGAAGCTGAGGGGCCACAAGCCACGATTGAGCAAATCATTCGCGTTCTTTTTTGGTTACCGTTTCAACTTCCTTGTACTTAAACTCTTCTACCTTTCCAGCTACTATAATATCATGAAAATTGTATATTTCTAACACCTTTTTATCTAATTCAACATCGGTCTTAAATTCTTCGTATTGAAGGCCTCCTCCCATCTCTGGATAATCGTTAATGTTGTAAACTAAGATATACTTTACGAAAGACATTTATACTGATTTTGTTATAACAAATTTATAACGTTTTTGGTTAATTCCTATACTTCAATTAATTAATCTTTGATTGGCATAATGTTTTACAATACGATTTGGTATAACTATAATTATCTATACTTTTTAGGATTTTTAATGAAATCAGGGAAACATGCGTCTATTAGATATTTTGCGCAATCGAAAAAATGTAAACCTTTCTCATCGGTCTTTATAACATCTATTTTTTTTGTCATCGGATTTACTTTTATAGTGGCGAAAGTAACATCTTGTATAGTTTCGATGCAATTCTCTGTGATTAACATTGAAGCGTGTTGTAGCACAGAATTACATAGCACTCTTGAGTCCTTTATTTCAGGATTTCGATTTTTGACATTGATATTCCTATCATCAAGCTCCAAAACTTCCTTTATAACATGATACTGGTTGATGTTACCGCGTGTAGCTTTCTCCCGATTTCGGCCTGTTGCGTCTCCTGTAATGTCGATATTGTACAACCATTTGATGTATTTTGCCTTTACGAATTCCGACATTTCTTCCGTGGATGAGTTTTCGAGTTTGATCTCATCGAATATTACCGCATGCGTTTCATCTATGTGCTGACCAATTACGCAAGTCATCGGGAAAACATTAAAATCAAAACTGACTAATAAAGGCAGGTGTGGATTAGGCTCATAGGATTGGATAACGTGCTTTGAATGGTCAAAAGCGTACATGAACTTATTCGACTTATCAACTATGCCCCACTTTCCGAGGCAGTACACATCATAATAAAGCTCGTTACGGTCCTTTAATGAACGGAGACGTTCACCATCCTCTTCGGTTAGAAAGAAGTTATCCAGGTATGTCGAATGGCAAGTAGTGGCGTTTGGATCTTTTTTGTCGAAGAATCGCTTCTTTAGCCAATGGGTTTCTTCGATTGGGTTGAAAGAAAGTATGTATTGAATGTAATTCTCTTTCTCTCCCCGAATACGAATATCTAATTGGTCAAGATCCAACTCATCAAAGTCGCTGGCCTCTTCTAACCACATTCCGGTAATACCTTTGATGGACTTTATCTTGCCCGGTTCATCTAAGCCTTTACAAAGAATGACGTTTTTGGTCGGAATGTGGGTAAATGAATGTTCTGTTTTATTGATTACAAACTCGCTTTCAGAATCCTGATCAGCGATTGCCGACTGTAATTCAGCAAATATAGAATCCTTTATTGTATTTGAAATTTTCCTGAGACATAGGAATTTATGCCCTCGTTCTGATAAAATCCTTTTGATAATCTTGAATGCCGCGAAATTGCTTTTGCCTGAACCGGCCCCACCGTAAAGAACTAAGAACCGCGATTGATTGTCAATAAGCGGTATGTACTTATCATTTACTACTAGCTCTTTTACCACTGGCTGGGACTATTTCGTAAGACTTAACCGTTGATACCTGTTCAATCTTCTTAGGAGCTTCGTAACCCATCATTTTAGACAATGAATCAAGCGATTTTTGCTTATCGTATAGCTTGATCTTAACGTAATCGATTTGGATTGGAGGACCACCCTCGATGGGGTTTGTTTCCATTCGAGTTTGTGTTTCAATCTGTGAAATACAACTCTTTATGTCCATTGGAAGATTTTCGAACTCTTTTCTGGTTATCCATGTGTCATGAATGTCCCCTAAATTGGTCTGAATTATCTTTTTATGCTCCAAAAGTATCATTCTTCGGCTTACTCCGGTGTACCTTTCGTCATCATCCGCAAGGTTTTTCCAGTATTCATTTATGTTAGCCTTTGTTAGTAGCTTGCTTGCGTTAACTCGCGCTGTTTCATCTGTTACTCCCGGATAAGCAACCTTGTAAGAACGAGATCCATTCCAATCGTAAATATACTCTCTACAGAACTGTTTCTGGCTTTCCGTCAACTCATCTTCTTTCACCACTTTAGCCATTTTGTAATAAACGTTATAACAAATCTAACTCTAAAATAGGTTCAAAGCATACAAACAGAATTATATTTTGTTTTGTCTTTACCACAGCGTTGCTGACTATCATTTAATTTGGCTTTTCAAAAGCTCCTTAGCCTTTATGTTCTCACTTTTCAACGTCTCTACCTCCTTCTGCAGCTCACTGTTTTGTTTTGCGGCATCTCCATTTTCAGCTTCGTTTTTCCAGTAGTCACGATCTTTAATTAGACTTATTGCAATTTCAGATAAATAAATACCTAAAGTTGCATCTGGATGACTCCTGACATATTTATCAAGCTCGTCCCACTTTTTAGATAATTCGATTGCTTGCCGTTTCCATTCTTTCAACTCCTCAATAGTCTCTTGCTGACTCTTAATAGTGGCGTCTTTTTCTGATAGCTCTTCTGTCATCTCTTTGGGGGTTACTTTAGAGTGGTTTTATCGATAGCAATGTCGTCATGAATCAACCCGAATAAATCAAACCCTTTGGATAGTAAGTATCTAAATTCTTCTGGTTTTAAAACTTGCGGTATTCCAATTCCGTCCCACCTTGATTCCCATCCAAGTCTAAAAGTCCAATCAAGTTCTTTTCCTTCATCTTCCGTCATATCTAATAATGGGCGAAGGATTGGCTTGCACGCAAATACCGGATTATCACGCAAGGCAAGAGAAATTTCTCCCCCTGTAGGAATGAATCTCTGTCCTAATTGATATCCAACCTTAATAAAAATTTCTGTCAATTCTATTTCACTATAAAAATACAAATGCAAATAATCTTTAATGTTCTTCATCTTGTTTCTGTTAATGGTTAGAGATCAGCATTATTTTCATTTCGAAATTTGTCATTAACCTTTTTTACTCGTTCGTATATTTCTGCCGGTACTTTCACAAACTTTGTTTCTCCTCCGGATATTTCACCTGAACATTTTCTCATGAAGAATCTTTCAAGATCGAACTTCATTATCAGTTTATTTGTGGCATTTGCTTTCATACCGTAAACTATAATCCCGAAATCAATCAATGGCTTAAATTGAATTTTTAAATCCTGAGTGACGACTTGCTCACCTTTGGTAAGTAGGTACTCTTCAATAACTTTATACCCGTCAATTTCTATTTTATCCTTCATAATCAATCCTTTGTTTTAGTCTTCTTATTTAAGTTTGTTCAAATCAGCTTTTCGCATTTCTGGAAACGCTTACACCTTGTTCAATTGCTTCTTTACTATGCTCGGTGTAGTAAATGTGATGATTCCGGCAAACCGCCATGAAGAAATTTGTATCCAGTAATCGTTCTCCTTCTTTTCCGCGTTGATGGTGGACATCTTGACTTCTTTGGTCACAGTCTTCAACCTCGCACATAGGATATAAAGCCAGATATTCGTTCCTCAGCTTAATATACTCCGCGTTCTGTCCGGCTCTCTTTTCCGATACCTTGTTAACTGGCTTCACTACCTTTGGCTTTACCCTATCAGCCTTCCTTCTGGCGTGGTTACATGTAGCACAAATCATTAGGTCTTTATTCTCAATTACCTGGCACCCGCACTCTACACACTCATTCATGGTCATTGTCTTTTACTTTGGGGAGAATCATGGCAATTCAAATTCTTTAGGATCAACCGTAAAAATAACTCTACGTTTTTCTCTCTCTTTCAATATTTCTTCCCAAGTGTAAACAGGCGCTTTGTCCCAATTCACATTACCTTTCCGGTCGGATCTTATATAAAGTTCACCGTTAGGTAATCCAAAGCCAAAACCCCAATGCTCTATAATTTCATCTCGGGTTACCTTTTGTACGCTCAACATCATCATATCTTAACCAGATTAACCAACCATCTAAAAAACATCGGCACGCCCTTAAACACTATCCAAATGCCGTTGATTCCAGCCGTTATAATGCCCAGTGTGAGGCCTAAGTAGTAATGCCCGGGTTTTGACATCAAGATCAACGATATGCCGCCATACACAAAGAAAATAAGAAGGTGAGCCTTCCAACTCCAAAACGCTGCTAAAGGGCTTTGGTCTTCGTGAATCTCTTTTAAGGTGTAATGTTCTTTGTTCATGGCCTTGAATATTGATTGTAGTCTGGTCTTCCCGTAAAGTCACGTATAAAAACAACTTCAGTGTTTTTGGTGTTATGGCTTTTTAATGAAGCTGTGATAATTCGTACCGGCTTTCTATCTACTACTTTTTGAATGTCTGTTTTCATATGGTTTGTGTTTAAAATATTTACCGGTTTAAGCGGAGCCGGTTCGCTATCGACTGAACGTATCAGGAAACAATCAATTCGGTTTAATTAATGATTGGAATTCATTAATCCATTCGAAAATTATTTTTGAAGCTGGATGATTCTCTGGCTTATCTCCCGGTCTGATCGCAAGAAAGAACCGTTCAGCCGGTCTATCCGAATCACGGCATGACATAATTAGTTTTTTATTAAACTCTTCTTTTTCTCCGTTGTGAATTATTGCCGATTTTTCAACCGTTCCTGAAAGGCAAGCACACTCTCCTGAATAGGTTGATCCGTCTATTTTTCCTTCAATTACATTTTGCTTTAGAAATTCAATTTCGTTGAGCGCATGAAGTAGGACGTAAAAAAAGTCTGCCTTTATAACCGATAGGTCTGCCTTCGATAGGTTTGCCTCCGATAGGTTTGCCCCCGATAGGTTTGCCCACGATAGGTTTGCCTTCGATAGGTTTGCCTTCGATAGGGTTGCCCCCGATAGGTTTGCCCCCGATAGGTTTGCCCCCGATAGGTTTGCCTTCGATAGGTTTGCCCACGATAGGTTTGCCTTCGATAGGTTTGCCTTCGATAGGTTTGCC